TGACTAACCCTGAAACTCGTACTGCTTTTCAAAACAGCCTAGCAAAGCCAAAAGATGGCTCGCGTTCTGTGCTTTCTCGTTTCTTTGACACGGTTAGAACCGGTGGAAATGTTTTATATGAAATAGATCCGACTAATCAATTTGGTCATTTTGCTCGTTTCATGGGTGAAGTTGGCCCTGAAGCTGAAAAGGTTTTAGGTCCTTATGTTCAGGAAGCCGCATATCGTTACCGTGGTACGGAAAAAGAACCAGATTTAGATTTAGTTAGACAGTTTAATAGTAATAGCATGCGCGCTGTTGAGATTGCTGCCGAATCACGTGACCCGCAAAGTAAAATTGCTCAAACAATTCGTGACGCAGCATTAGAAGGTAAGAATCGTTCTTCTAGCAACGATTTAGTGATGCAGGCCGCTGGTCATGAAATTGATTACCTTTCTCGCAGTCGCGGGGGCGCTTTTACACCAGATGAGTTGCGTTTAAATGTTCGTGCGGATGTTGCTGCTCGTCACTTGTTGAACACTTTACCTACGGATCCTTTTATTGCTGAAGTTAGCCGTAAGGCTGGTAACATCCTTCCTTCGCAGGGTGTAATTATTGATGCGGATGGTGACGTTGTTTCTCAGTCTGTGGGTTATGCTGATGACCATTATTTACCTTTTGATTTTAAGAACTTAAAGTCTTTGCAGGGCGGCCAGTATGTGCGTACTCGCCAGCAGGGTGGGTTGACTTCTGAGGACATTTACACGGCTGCTCGTACTGGTACGCGTATGGCTACAGTGGTGTCTAGTTCGGGTGTGTTTTCGCTTGAGTTTGACCCTAATTTCCGTGGCGGTAGGGCTAATACTGATCGTGCTCGTCAATTGTATGACCGTTATGTAAAGATTCTTGATGCTGTTGATGCTTCGGGTCTTTATGTTAGTGACTTGTCTCCTGCGGAAAAAGAAATCATTGCTTCTCGTGCGCGTATGGTTGTTGCACAGCGTCCTAATGGTGAGTCTTTTAAGGACGTAAATCAGCGCATGCTCGATAATGCTCGTGAAAAGAGCAAGAACCTTGATTCTGAAACGCTTAAGGCTATTGAGTTGGAAGCGCGTAAGCAGGTTGAGGACGAGGGCCGTAATTATTCTAAGGACCGTTTTGAACGTCGTGTTTCTGATGTTTTTGATGAAAAAGTTGGTGAGGAGCGCAATAAGCGTGTTTCCGAGTTGTCTTTGAACTCTAAGGGCTATGAGGTTGCTTTGCAGACTTTGCAACAGCAGTTCCCTTACTACATTCGTAACGTTTCTTATCATCCTTTGACTAGTAATAATCCGGGTGAGGGTTTCTTGCAGAACCTTAGTCAGTCGGGTGCTGCAGGGGCTCGCCAAAAGTTGTATTCAAGTGATAAGGGTTATGTTCGTCCGTTTGGGATGAAGGCCAATTCACTACGCGGTGGTTATTACAGAACTGCGGGCGAGATGCGTACGAAAGCTTCAAGTCTTGACTACGAATCTGATGGGGCTACCGAGCCTAAGAGCACTGCTGGTGCCGCTGGTTCTACGGGTACGCCTGGTGCAAAGTCTGAGGTAGCAGGTGGGGCTAGTGCCCCGATAGAGCGCACTCCTTTGCCTACGGGCGGGCTTGCAGGTTTGATTATGAATGCTAACAAGGCTCGTATGGCTGATTTCCAACCTGAAATTGAAACGTTCTCTAATGGTATGGTTATGCCAGAACGCGCTATTCCCCCTGTGGTCCGTGATGCTAATGGTAGTTGGGAAGAAGCAAAGGTTGATAAAACTAAAGCTTTGCGTTGGTTAATGAACCGCGATAACGCTTTGTTACTTCCTAAAGTTATTGAGTCTGATGGGCCTTATGTGGCTGAACTTTTATCTGATGGTAAAGCGGTTAGTAGCATGGCTAAAAGTATTTACGGATCTACTGATCCTGAAGATTTGGGACCAGACTTTGATACCTACGAAGATGTTGCTAACTATGTTTCTGAGTTTGGTGAAAAACTGTCTGATGTTGTAAACGCCGAGCATCCTTTTATCAATCCTTTAGATGGTGAAGATAGCGCTTTTTACACTGGTTCTGTACCGCAATTGTTTGATGAAATTCAAGCCATTGGTAGTCAGAGCGATCTCGGTACTTTTGCTACAAACCCCGCAAACAAGAAAACCTTTAACATAACTTCAAGTTTGTTGTATGACGAAAAAGGCGATGAGCGCAGTGATTCGGCAATTAACAAGTTGGCTAAAGAAAACATTGGCACCCTGAAGTCTTTGAAAGAAGGTTTGTCATCTGTGTCTTTCGGTACAGATACACCTACAGTAGATGATTTAGCCAAGGCTACTAAAATTCCACGCGACAAAATTCGAAGTGCTCTTGGTTTGGACACCGAAGAGGGTCAAGCCGCTCTTGGTTTAAATGAAAATGGTTTAGATTCTTACGGCTTCTTCGGTATTAATGAAGATGTTGTTGTGGACAGAGCTATGGATTATCAAAAAGGTTGGTCTCTTGCTACTGCGGTAAGTTATCTAAATAAGGTAGGTGGTGAAGAGGCCCCAAAAGATTTGATGGCGAAAAGCCATCTGTCAAAGAACCTGGGCTTCTCGTCCCGACGGGTGCAAGTCGTGTCGAAGCACCATCCGCTAGCTCAGGTGGTGCAACAGCGCCGGCGCTTAAACCTACCACTCCTGTAAAGCGAGATAAGGTTGCCGAGATTAGTGCCAAACTTCATTCGATGATTGGTATGGAGTCGGTAGCGGATCAGGTTGATTCTTTGGTCAGTTTGGCTGAGGATGCTCAGAGGCGTAAAGCTCTTGGTTTGGCTTCTAGCCCTGTTACTAACCATCTTGTTTTGTCTGGTAATCCGGGTACCGGTAAGACTACGGTTGCGCATAGCATTGCTGACTTGTATCACGCTACTGGCATCTTGCCTACTAATAAGGTTACGGTTGTTGACCGCGCTGACCTTGCAGGTGGATATTCAAATACTGTTGAACAAAAGGTTAAAGAAATCTTTAAGGAAGCTAAGGGCGGTGTCGTCTTTGTTGACGAGGCTTACATGCTTGCTCAAGATGAATACGGTAAACGCGCCGCTAACCAGTTGATGAAGGAAATGGAAGAAAACCGTTCAGATACGGTAGTTATTATTGCTGGTTATCCTAATGAGTTGAAGCAACTTATGGATGTTAACCCTGGCTTTAATAGGCGTTTTCCTAAGACTATTCATTTCCCTGATTATTCGGTTGCAGATCATAATAAAATTCTTGGTTCTATTATGGATAAGAATGGCGATAAGTTTGCTAATGCTGATAGTCAGAAAGCCTCTGTGGCGGCTATGAAGTATGTGGCGGCTTTGGGTGATAATGCTGGTGGTGTACGTAATTATCATGATGCTCTAGTTGTTGCTAGGGCTAGACGTTTACGTGGTACGTCTCCTGATAAGGTTGGTTCATCGACTTTTATTGCGCAAGACGTTAAAAGTGCTTTAAGTTCGTTGGGTATTGTTCCTACTAAAAAGGGTAGTTTGGTTAAGTCATGAACCGATGGTGGGCAGATTCGCAGTCTTCGCGTGATGCCTTAGCGCTTGTTGATGATTCTGATGTAGTTAATGGCGTTGGTGTTGCTGTATTGGGCTATCACGGGCTTGTGCAAAATGTTTTAAAACCTTTGGCAAACTCTACGCTTATTGATGTACATCATGTACACGAAGTACTTTCCGGTGTTGATTTAGAGCCAATTTCAAAAGCACTTGGTAATGCAACTAAGCCTGTGATGGGCGATGCTTCTAAGAAGTACGGTGAGTTATTGGCTGAGGCTATTCATAAGCAAGCCGTGGAAGCTACAGAGCGATTGATTACTACGTGGACTAATGGAGGCATGCCGTGGCCTAATGCTATTGAGCGTGCTGCTGAGGTTCACGGGGTGCCACTTGACCGTTTAGGTAAGTATGCAACTGTCATGAAGTCGGCAACTGTGCAGCCTATTGTTCGTGAAGATTACGCTGATCGCGAGTTGATGAACTATGCGTCTACTTTAGGTAATCGAGAAGCTTTAATGACTGATGAGTTAATTTCTAAACAAAATTTTAATGAAAGAGAGCATCCTCGCGGTGAGGGTGGGCGTTTTACTGATAAGCCTGATGGGCCTAAGCCTATTTCTGAGATTAGTGATAGGCGTGCTCGCCGGGATAGGCGTGATCGTCGTGATGCTAAAGATGCTAAAGACGCTAAGTATGTTCGTGATCGTCAGGTAGGTAAGCCAGCAGTTACGCAAGATAGGTCTACACAAAGTAATTTAAAAGACCTTTTTAAACCTGCGAGTAGCGTTAGAGATTTATTTAAACCTAAACCACAGGAGACTAGTGCTCCAGTTTTAGAGTCTCGTGGTTATGAGAATCGTGAAATGAAGAGTCGAGCATATGAAGGTATGGCTTTGACTAAAATGCCAACTAATTTCCATATGGGCGCTTACGATAGTCCACCAGGAGAAAAGACCCCTCCTTATGTTATTGCTGATATGGAACTTTATTGTTTAATCCCTAAAACTATTGCTAATTCTGTTGTTAGCCAAAGTGGAAGTTTTTATACTGGGTTGGCAATTGAGTTTGGTTTAACAGGGTTTACTAAAAAAGATTTGTCTATTAATGGTAAGTATCTTTTTGGTGACGTGACTGCTCGTACCCTTGATAATGATTACTACATGGTACGTATTCCTCCAGGTGCTCCTGTTAATGCGGATATGCCTCGTGTGGGCTCTGCGCACAATGATGACAAAGGTTTTGATGTTAAAGAAATAGTGCCTAACGCTAGGTTTACTTTTTCAAACATTAATCGTATTGCTCCCAATGGGTACATAGAAAATGCCCGTTTGGAGCCTTATGAAATTAATGGGTTTGGTACTGGCTTGTACCTTGAGACTATTGACGTGGAATTAGCCAATGAAGGTCAATTTGTTGAGCCAGTTGGTCCTAACATTTATAAAAATCTTGATGGGGAACAGTTACAAGATTTTAATAACGAGCATCCTCGCGGTGAAGGTGGGCGTTTTAAGGATAAGACAAGAACTCCAGAGGATCGTAAGGCTCGCCGTGAGCGTCGTGATAGGCGTGACGCTAAGGATGCTAAGTATCTGGCTGAGTCTCGTCGTTTGGCTGAGTCGCGTAAGGTTGCAGCACAAAAGCCGGAAGCTAAGTTGTCTGATTTAAAAAGTGCTTTTAAACCTAAGCAAGATAATGTTAAGGATTTGTTTAAGCCTAAAAATGCTGAGAAGGTTTTAGAATCTCGCGGATATGAGAACCGTCAAATGAAGAGCCGTTCGTATGGTGCTTATGCTATTAATGAATCTAAACCTCCTGAGTTTGACGAGGATACTCGCGCATTGTATTTTTCCCCTGGAATATTGCGCGAGGAATCTGACGTTTATGGTATTTATGACAATAACGATTTGATGAATTTTGCAGATAGTTTTGCCAAGCAAGCATCTTCAAGTAAGGCGCATAGTGGAGATTATCAGAAAGAGTTTGACGCCCTTTTTGCTTACCACGGTTTTTTTGCACCTAATCCTGAAGATTTGAAACACAGTGTCATTGATGAAATTATCACGCAGTCGGATTATTACATGGATGATTGGGCGTTTGCAGAAATGCCTTACTCTTATTCTAAGGGTGCAGATTTTGCGTCTTTCGCTGATCCGAACAATTTAGAAGATTTTGGATCATCCCCTTCTCATTTGCGAAAGCATTTAAACCATGAAGACGCTTTACTTATTGCGCGTGAAGCAAATAGAAAAAACGTTATTGATAAACGCGACACAAACTGGAGGTCGTTCCAAACTACTGAGTATCGCGTTGTTCCGTTTGATGGCGACAGTACTTACTACAAGGTGGAAGTATTTGAGATTCCACGCGAAAGTTTGGTGACAATAGAAGATGAACACGGTCGCCAGACTGAAGTAGACGCATCTAATTGTTTTACAATAATTTTAGGCAGCAAAGAAGAGCTTGAGTCGTTGGCGAGCGGCAATGGTATTATTGAGCAAATTGACGATGTATATGATTTAACAGATTTGCTTTCTTTAAGAACGCCAGATGTAGATTTAGAGTTCATGGAAGATGCTGGCGAGCAAGATATCATTAGTAACCCACCGGTTAATGCTTTTAGGGTCAAAATGTTAAATAAGTAACCTGCGGACTAATGCATTTAGGTTTAAAAGGTAGCAGAATAGAGGTAAGTATGTATTCAGGAGGCTCAATGGATTCCCAAAAAATTGTTAAGGCACTACACGAAGTTGACCCTGGCTTTGTCGAGCTTTGCAAAACCCTTTTTGGTGATTCGGTTCATGCCGAAGAAGTATGGGAATATTTGTACACGGTTGATGGTATTTCTAAAATGAACCCTGATCCGTCAGATGTTAATACGCGGGGGAGTGGCCGTAAGGGTCGTTTGGTTCCTAAAATGATTAACCCTAAAAAGAATGGCGTCATTGTTGATAATACTGATGCCATGAGTAAGAACGATGGGGTTTCTGTTGTTTGGGCTGGCGAGTTTGCTAAGACTGATGAGGATAAGCGACAAGTTTTTGGTTGGGCTTCGGTTGTTGAACTTAATGGTCAGCCTGTTGTTGATCGTCAAGGTGATTGGATTTCTCCTGATGAGATGGAACGCGCTGCTTACGAGTATGTGTTGAAGTCTCGTAAGGGTGGGCATCAGCATCGCCGCGATGGGGAAAATCCTTTCCATGCTTCTGACATGATTGAGTCTTTTGTTATGACTCCTGAAAAGATTGAAAAGATGGGTTTGCCTGATTCAACTCCTGTTGGCTGGTGGGTTGGTTATAAGATTCATGATGATGAGGCTTGGCAGAAGGTTAAGAAGGGCGAAGTTACTGGCTTTTCTATTCATGGTAAAGGCAAGCGTAAAGAAATCGATGCTTAGCTATGTCAGAGAAAAGTAAAAGGTATGGTCAAGCAACTTTAGGTGCAGGGCTTGTTTCTGGTACTGCAGCGGTTAACGCAAACCGTATTGCTAATCACCATAATGCTCTGCATGAAGCTAAGTATGATGCCAAAATTAATGCGCTTAAAAATGGTAAGTATGGTCTTGATGTTCATGGAAATCCGGTAGATAAGATTCCTACCGAAGGCATGTATAAGCATCGCCAAAAGATTGAAGCTCAGTATGAGAACCGTTTGGCTGGTAAGCGTAAGGGTACGGCATTGCGTGATTTGGGCCAGAAGCGTAAGAACGTTCCTTGGTCTTTGAGGACTCGCGGTAAGTTTATTGGTGCTACTACTGCTCTAGCTATTCCTGCTACTGTTTTGGGCGCGCATTACTCTGTTGATAAGTCACTTAAACGGCATGATGTTGATTCGGGTGTGGCTGGTGCTGCTGTTGGCGGTGCTGCTTATCAGGGCGCTAGTTATGCGTTGAAGCCACTTGATCGCCATTTTGAGCGCCAGTTGCGTGAGGAAACTGCGGGCCGTGCAAGTGGTCGTAGAAAATCTGGTTCACCTAGGGTGGATCTTCGCTCTATTGATGAGTGGAAAAAGTTACGTGATGCGGGTAAAGGTCCTGCCGAAAATAAGTTAAGTCGGTATTCGGATCGTTTGTTTGGGCAAAAGGTTCGTGGTGCTGAGGGTAGAAAGATTTTACAGGAGCATAAGAAGGCTTCTGGTTTCCCTAAAGGTACGCCTGTTGCGGGTGCTGCTGAGTGGCGTAATTATTTCAAAACTTATCCTACAAATTTGCCTGGTGGTCGTATGAAAAGGGTTCTTGCTCATACGCATACTGGTCCTTCTGGTATGGCTTTAACTGGTTTGGCAGCGGCAGCTACAGGTGCGGCTGCTTACCAAAATTCTAGGCATCATTATTCGGGGAATAGTGTGTCTAAGAGTTCGAACATTCGTTCGCATTCTGATTTGGATGAAAATATTTATGCGTGGATGGATAACGCTTTGCCTATTCGCCGTAATCCTATTTCGCCTTTGCAAATGTTGTCTGCAGGTGTTTTGCAGGCTAAAGCACAAGCTTATGGTCGTGGTGAAATGTTAATGTCAAGTACGTTAAATCGTCGTGGTCTTGGTGTTTCTAATGCTAATGCGTATGGTTTGATTATGAATGCCCCTGCGGGTAGAGGGACGATGATGACCTAATGTCTGTTTATGATCAAAATGATTCTAATTTACCTAATAACCCTGCTGGTCTTCATGGTGTTGAGGGGCATTATCGCCCAGGTATGTTGGTGCGTAAGCGTAAGGTTTCTAAATCTGGGGTTTCTTCTGGCAAGGAGCAATCGCAGCGTGAGTTGAAGACTGCTCGCACTTTAAATACTTTGGCTACTATTGGTGCTGGTCATGCTATTTTGGCTTCTACTCCTGCTGCGTGGCGGTCTAAGGTTCCTGGTCGTAAGAAACTTGTGAGTTCTGGTTGGTTGAATGAGCCGGTATCTCATGTGAAGAAGCCTTTGCCGCCTAAGGTTGCTCAGTTGATGCCTAAGGCTGGTAAGCCAGCTAAGATTGCTGGTGCTGTTGCTGCGGGTGGTTGGCTTACTTTGCATGGTGCTGAGTTGGCTGGCGATGTTATGGCACGTAGATCTATTAATGGACAGTTAGCGCGTACGAACTCTAGTAAAGGTAAGGTTGGGTCTATGGCTAAGAATGATATGACTTTGATTAGTAAGGCTAGCGGTTCTGTTAGTGGTAATGGGCATGGCAAAAGTTTGAGTAGTGGTCGTACTAATCGGCAGCGGGCTGGTACTACAGCGGGTTTGGGCGCTGTTTTAGTGGGTCAAACTGCTGCGACGGGTGGGCATTTGGCTATGAATAACGTGTTAAGAGACACTGCTTTTGTTATGCATGGCCAAAGCAGCAAAACTAACACAGATGTTGCAGGTGACATAAGCAGATTACATCGTAAGTACAAGCAGCTTAAGCGTTTTCGCGGGGCTGGTTTGGCTGGTATTGCTGGTGGTGGTGCTTTGATTTATGCTAACCGAAACAAAAAGGTTTCTGGTGTTGAAAAGGCTTACCGTCGTGTTGATCCTGAGGCTGACCGTCAACGTCGTATAGGCATGTATTCTGGTCTTGCAGGTGGCGGGTCTTTAGTTGCAGCTAATCGTGCTGCCAATCATATTAAAATTACTAAACCTGCTGGTACTAGTAGTATTAATGTTCGGGGAAATAAGAAGGGCGCTTTGCTTGCTACGGGGGCTGCGGCTCTTGCAGGGGCTAGTGTTGCTACTTATCGCCATGGTATCTCGGCTCGTAATCAGCCTTGGACGTAAAACTTTTTTGTTAAGGCTAATGCAAACTCTGTTGATTTGCGTAAGGATTGGAATACGATGAGTATTAAGAAACTTTTTGACATTGAAATCGATGAGGTTTCAGTAGTTGACCGACCTGCTAACCAGCATGGTTTAATCGCTTTCGCCAAAAATGACGAAGGCTTCAATGAGGAGGGCCAAGTGCCGGAAGTATATGATGAGGTCGGAGAGTCTGTAGACATCGATGTCCTTGAGCATGGCGATGTAGTTTATGACGCCGAAGGTAATGAGTTTGTCTTTGTTGAAGACGGAGACGTAGAAAAGGGTGCTGGTCAGGCTGGCGCTCGTTTTGGTAGTAATGCTGAGGAAGCTGCTGAAGCTTTTGTTCGGTCGCGTAAGCGTAAGCTTGCAGCTGGTGCTGCAGCTGGTGGTACTGGCTTGGCTGGTGCAGGTTATGGCGCTGGTCGTTACCGTAGTCAGCACATGAAGAAGTCACTTGGTGATTCTGTTCTTGAAGATTTGAGCAAGGCTGTAACCGATTATGATCGTGAAATGGTTATTGCTAAGGCTATGGATGAAGTTGAGATTGCTAAGGCTCAGGCTGCTGAAGCGTTTGAGTATGCGGCTGCTATTGAAGATGCGCGCATTGAGGATGCTTTCATTTCTAAGGCTGCTGAATACAATCTGCCTGTGAGCCCTGAGGTTCTTGGCCCAATTTTGAAGTCTATTGCTGAAACTTTGACTGATGAGGAGTTAGACATTCTTGATGAATTGTTTGCTTCTGTTGGTGATTCTTTGTACAACGAGATTGGTTATGTTGGCGATACAGCTAATGTTTCTGTTCTTGATACTGTTGATGGTCTTGCGCAAGAATTTGTTGGCAAGTCAGATGTTTCATACGAGCAGGCTTATTCGGCTATGTTCGAAGCCAATCCAAGCGCATACGATGCTTACTTATCAGAAGGACGGTACTAAACCATGGCTTTTGAAGATTCCCTCAAATCCCTTTCTCTGAATGCGGATGCTTCTATCTCTGGCTACACCGGTGTTTCTGGTGTTGCTGCAGGTGGCGGTCCTTCCACGTTCTTTAAAATTACTAGCATTACTGCTAGCGGTGGAACTAACACTGTTGTTACAACAACTAATCATGGTTTGTCTGTTGGTGACACTGTTTACATCGCTAATACTGGAACTAATTCTGGTAATAATGGCGGTTTCGTAGTTGCTACGATTACTGCTGCTAACACTTTCACGGTTTCTAACTCAAGTGGTACAACTACTGCTGCTGTTGGTACTGTTACTAAGGCTATCTACAATCAGCAGTACCGTTTTGTTAAGATTACTGGTGCTAAGAAGGCAGGCCTTTGCACTTCAAGCGCTGATTATTCAATTGGTGTTCTACAGAACAAGCCGCAGTATGAAGGCGCTGCTGCTCAGGTTGGTTTCCTTGGCGTTTCGTATGTAATTACCGGTCAGGCTGTTGGTACGGCTGCTACCGCAATTTCTGCGGGTGACAAGCTTGCTTCAGATACTCTTGGTGCTGCCGCTAAGGCTGGTGTGAGTTCGGTTTATGCAGTGGCTACAAGCACTGTTGCGCTTACTGTTTCAAGTACAACTACTGTTACAACCACTATTGGTGCTGCCACAACGTTTAAGGTTGGTGACTTGATTACTGTTTCTGGCGGTCCTGGACTACATAATGGTTCGTTCTACCTAAACTCGGTAACCACTACTACTAACACGAATGACACTTTGTCGTGGACTAATAGTGCTGCACCGACAACTGCTAATGGTACTGCTACGACAACAATCTCTACTGTTCGTCAGCCGGTTATTGCTGGCGTTGCTCTCGCTTCTTCGTCTACTCCAGGCGAACTGATCCCAGTCCTACTGGCCGCCCGATAAGGAATAGGTGAATTAACTAATGCCAAATCCATCACAATCCGATTTGCACGTAAATGTGCCGTTGACTAATGTCAGCGTCGCATACATGCAGTCTGCTGATTCTTACATTGCCGATAAGGTGTTCCCTAAGGTTCCTGTTAAGAAGCAGTCTGACTTGTACTGGAAGTACAGCAAGAGCGATTGGCGTCGTACTGACGTTGCTCGTCGTGCTCCTTCTACTGAGACTCCTGGTGTGGGTTGGAACGTTACTACGGACCAGTACTTTGCCCATGTCTATGGTGTTCATAAGGACATTGATGATCAGCTACGTGCGAATGCTGATAGCAACTTTATCCTCGACCGCGACAGCACCGAGTTTGTAACTAACCAATTGCTTCTTAAGCGCGATGTTGATTGGGCTGCTAAGTACTTTACTTCTAATACTTGGGATGTTGATCTTACTGCTGGTAACTCTAATCCCGTTTACAATGGTTTGACGCAGACTGGTTTTTCTGGAACTGTGCCTTATTCAAAGTGGTCTGATGCTGGTTCTGACCCTATTGGTGACGTTGCTCGTGCTGTTATTGCTTTCCGTAAGAACACTGGTTTTGCTCCTAACATCATGGTTCTTGGTGCGGATGTTATGACCGCTCTTAAGCAGCACCCAGATATCATTGATCGTATTAAGTACACTCAGCGCGGTATTGTGACTGAGGACCTTATTGCTACGATGTTTGGTGTTAAGGAACTGTACACTTCGTATGCTACTGCTACTACTACTAGCACTACTGCTGCTGGCGATGGTACTGGCATTCAGATTCCTGATGCTAAGGCTCAGGATGCTCGTGCTAACTTCAACTTCATTAATGATTCGAAGTCTGCTCTTCTTTGCTACGCTCCGTCTGCTCCTTCGCTGATGACACCTTCTGCTGGTTACACGTTTACGTGGAACGGCTACCTTGGTGGTAATTCTGAAGGTATTAAGATTAAGCGTTTCCGTATGGAGCATATTGCTTCTGATCGTATTGAAGCTGAAATGACTTACGACATGAAGATTGTTGCGCCTGACATGGGTGTATTCTTCCCGAGTTTGGTTGCGTAATTATGTACCGAGTGTCTACTGTCCTACGTGCTGCGCGTGATTTGGCGTACCGTAATACAACTATCGCTAAGGGTACGGTTCTTACTGATGCCCAAGTACTAGGTATGAAGACACTTCAATCGTTGTTGGCGAAGCGCTGGGTTGTTCCTGTTCAGGACCCCAGCGCCCGCCGGCTTCCAAATGCACGTCAGCGTTCTAAGAGTGGTACGTACAATAATGGTGTGTTGGACCTTAATGGTCTTGCGGATACGTCAAATAATAGTTCTGTAAAGTACACACCTATGCCAACGTATTTAAATCCTGCGGTTGTTAATGCTTATGCTGTTGCGGGTGTTCCTTACGCAGTTAATGGCACTATTGTTGGTCAAGCTGCTGGGGCGTTTTCTTTGTCTTGGTATGAGCCTATTGATAGTACGTCTGGCGCTATTACGGTGACGGATTATTATGTTCAGTACAAGCTGTCTTCCGCTACTAGTTGGACTACTAATTCTGCTGTCGGGTCTAAAACTGAAAGTCAAGTTATTTCTGGTTTGAATACGACTTCAATGTATGATTTCCGTGTTGCTGCTGTTGTTGGTGGTATTACGGGCACTTATTCTGCTGTTTTTAGCACTTACGTTAAGTAGGGTTTATTATGCCTCAGACCAAGGCTGTTAATGGTAAGACTCAGACTCCTATTCGTAAAGCTACGTCTAAGACGACGCGTGCTTCTACTGCGAGTCAGAATGATGTTTCTGTGGCTAATAAAGAGTTGCAGCGTGTTGCTACGCGTAATGACATTGCTGCGGATACCGGTAAGGCCAAGAAGTATTTGGCTATGAAAACTTTAACTTATAATGGCGCTGTTTATACTCAGGGTCAGGAAGTTGTTGGCGCGGCTAATTGGCTTCGTCTTGAAACGTGGATTGCTAATCGTTGGATTGAGGAAAAGGATTAGTTATGTGTGCTGCGTGTGGTTGTGGTTGTAAGCATGGGATTGCAGCAAAGGGCTGTACTTGTAAATGTAAAGATTGCCGGGAGGCTCGTATGTCTGTTGAAAAATCGTTTCTAGTTTCTAAAGCTTTGCGTGGCTTTGATGGTGTTGTTGGTGCTCTTGATGATGTTGAGAAGTCTGCTTATACGCGTGGCTTTACTCGCGCTATGGGTGATCATAGATATGGTAAAACGCGTTTGTTGCAGCGTCTTCAAACAGCTAATGAACGCGGATTGCGCGGCAAAGCAAGAGACCAACTAAAAACTGGAAGCAGTAGTTTAAAGTACGGTCATTATGATGCTCCTCACCGTGCTGCAATGAATGAATTCAATACGGGCAGAGTTAACACTCGTGTTGCTGAACTTAAAGGCAGACAACGGCTTGCAGGGGGTATTGCTGGTGGGTCGTTATTTGGCGCTGGCGTTGCTGGTATTGCTCACGATAAGAAACATGGCCGCCATTAATAAATAGTAACTATTTTAAGTTAGGATTGTCCTATGTCGTGGACTTATAGTGGTGATCCAAGTACTTCTGAAAAGGATACTATCCGTTTCTATTTGGGTGATGTTGACCCTAATTTTCCTTTGCTGACTGATGAGGAAATTACTTTCCTTAATAGTGAGTGGGCTGACATTTATGGTGCCCCTTTGTATACGGCGGCTGTTGCTGCGGAGGTTGTAGCTTCGAGGTTTGCTCGCGAGGTTGATGTTTCTGCTGATGGTGTGTCTGTGCAGATTGGTCAGTTGCAGCAGCGGTTTAATGATTTGGCTCAGTCTTTGCGTGACCAGTATAAGGCTCAGTATGGCTGGTTTGACCCTGTGGTTGCTAATAATGTTTTGAGCGTTAATTGGGATCCTGAGATTGCACCTTTGGTGTTTGGTATTGGCTTTAATGATAATTATCTTGCTGGCCGTCAAAATTATGGTGATTATCATCCTGGGCGTGCTGTGGATTGGTGGCATTCTGATGTGCAGAATGAGCCGATTGTTTGGGGGTAATTGTGTACAAAATTAACACTAATCTTGTACGCCGTTATGCCCGTAAGTATGCGGAAATGAACATGGCTTCTGAAGTACGTATTGATCGTCCAGGTAAACCTACTTTGGACACTACTACTGGTGATGCTACAGCTACTGTGCTTTCTACTGTTTATGCTGGTAAGGCGCGTGTGACTACTGTTGGTGGCCCTCAGCAGTATTCTTTGGGTGAAGAGCCACAATATTTTTCTAGTGGTTCTGTGTCTATTCCTTTGTTTGATGAGGAGGGACAGCCAACTATGCCTCAGGTTAATGATGTGGTTATTGTGACTGCTCATCATGATGTGTTGATGGTTAATCGTGCTTTTCGTGTGATGGATGTTCAGGCTTCTGGGCAACTTGAGGCTGTGCGTAACATGTCTGTTACGGGTGTTCAGCGCTGGGAGGGCTGGGAGGCTTCTCCTGCTATTCCTTCGGAGTGGTATGTATGAATTTGACAGAGTTTGAGCAAATGCTTTTGGTTATGCGCCAGAAGGCTGAGATGGTGCCGCAGAGGATGTATCGTGAGGCCCAGGCTGTTGTGGGGGCTGCACATGAGGGTAATGTGGTGACTACGCTTCATCAGACGTCTACGGGTGTTGTGGCTACGGTAAGCCCTGTTGTGGGCGCTAATGTTGATTCTGCTAAGTTGTCTCGGCACGCTGTTTCTTTGTCTAAAAAGTTTGATGAACGTTCGAGTGAGATTGCTAAAGGTATCGTTGAATGATTGATCATGGTGCTTTAACGGATTTGCTTATTTACCAGCTTTCTACTGATACTGGCGAACTTGTTGGGGATGGTATTGCTCCTGCTGAGGGTGGTTGGCTTAAAGGTCAACCTAACCAAAGTGTTTATGTTCCGTACATGGTTTTGGTTTCTGGTGGGGCTAGCGTAATGATTAATGACCTTGACGGTAATTTGGATTGGACTGTTAATTGGTCGCTTCGCTATTTTGGTGGGTCGCGTAAGCAGGTTGATTGGATTGCTAATAAGGCTCGTAATGCTATTGATGGTGGTCCTAATAATGTTTTGCATAATACTTTTGGGGTGAATCAGCCATTTAAGATTACGGCTGTGCAGTGGACTAATTTGGGTGCTGTTTCGCGTGTGGATACGGTAAATCCGCCTTATTGGCAGGTTTATGATTCGTTTGGACTTGTTTGTTCCCGTAATAGTTTTACCCCGACTTTGTAGTAGTATCGGATATACCGGTATTTATTTTCGTACGAATGGCTTAGGAGGCCACAACCCATGGCAAGAATTATTCCGAATAACAATACGTGGATTGGGTTTTACCCAGTCACGGGTGCTTTCGCTGGACTTAGCGGTTATTCAACAGCTTGGAATTCAGTGACTGGTGGTAGTGCTACTATCACTCAAGCCGAGATTGATACATGTTACGATCTCACTCCTTTTGTGATTTCTATTACCGCTCAGTCAACTGGTAACACTGTTCCTACACCTACTATTGACACTCTTTTTGAAGGCAATATCCCTGGTACTGTAAATGCTTCGTTTACTGCAGATTTTTACCGTGATGATGCTTCTTACACTGACGTTAACACTTCGCAGTCTGCTGTTGACTTTGCTTGGACTAAGTTGGCTCGCGGAACTAAGGGATACATTGTTGTTTCTCGTTTTGCTAACCCGACTTCGGTTTCACAAGGTACTAACCAGGAGCCTGCAACTAACAACATTGTTGAAATTTGGCCTGTTGTTGTGACTGCTCGTACTGCTGGTGCAATTACGTCTAACACTGTTCAGACTTTCACGGTGACTGCTGCTGTTCCTCAGGAACCTGCTGAGGCTGCTACGGTTACTTCATCTACTGCTGCACCTTCTGCTCCTCTTAACTTGACTGCTGTTCGTTTGACTCAGACTGCATCTGGCACTACGCCTTCGATTGGTCTGGACTGGGATGTTCCTTCTTACACTGGTACGCTAACTGCTGGTGGTTCGGAAGCGGCCACGCCTTACGTCGTTCAGGTTTCGACAACTTCAAACGGTACGTTTAATACGATTACTCAGTTGACTGCGACTTCAATCTCGGCTTCGACTGGTTCGCTGTATGTTGACTCCGTGGCTCAAGTATTGAACACTACACCAACTACTCCTGTAACTAGCGGTAGCGTTGCTCTCACGACTTCACAGGGTACTTCAAAGACTCTGTACTTCCGTGTTGCTGCGCGTAACGCTAACGGTGTCGGTACTTACAGTAACGTTGTTTCTGTAGCAGCCGTTCACGGTTAATCTAATCTTGTATAGGGGGCGCGTCGTTCCTCTCTCGGCGTTCCCCCTATACTTTTTTTATGTCAGGCCCTACACCTCGTAATAAGCGTAAGCTTAAACAGACCAAGCGAAGGAAATATATCATGGCACGTAAGATTGCTACTTTGGAAGACTTGCTTCAGAAGCCTGCTCGCACCAAGGAAATTACTATTAATGTACCTACTGGTAAGTCTGGTACGACTGATTTTGTTGTCACTCTTAGGGCTATTGGCTCGAAGGCTTATGATGATTTGTTGGCGGCTCATCCGCCTACCCCGGCTCAAAAGCGTGAAGGTATTACTTATAATTCTGATACTTTTGCTCCTGCTTTGATTGCGGCTTCTGCTGTCACTCCCGCTTTGACTCTTGATCAGGCTACGCAAATTTGGACTTCTAATGACTGGTCTCGTGGCGAGTTGACTGAACTGTTTCTTGGTTGTGTTGAGGTGAACTCTAGCGGGCTTGATGTCCCTTTCACCGAAGCCGTCTAAGGTATGACCCAACCTTCTTTATGGAGGTGCAGTGGTGTTCCGAAAACGGCATGCCTCATTCAGCGTTGTTGGAGTGGGCTGGTGAGGATAGAGCCAAGTTGGCGGCTTATCTTTTAGAAAATGGTTCTCGCTGTCAATTGTGTGGTACTTCTGATTGGGAGTGGGAACAGGACCGTCATGCATACGAGCCTGTTGTTAAGCAGTGTTGGGGCTGTTACACAAAGGATCGTGCTACAGACGAGAATGATAGGCTTCCAGGCTCTACAATGGTATTAATGCCGGCTTATCAAGCTGAGCAAATGCGTGGCGCCGAGGTTAAAAGACCTATGTGAAAGGAGTGACTGATGCTTAATCAAGATGTTTCAATTGATTTTAATGCTAATGTTGCTCCTCTTAACGCTGCTCTTTCTCAAGGTATTGCTCAAGTCCAGCAAATGGCTAAAAGCACGGACAGTGCTGTTGGTAAATTAAATGGGCTTAATAGTGCTTTTTTAAGTCTTACTCAACGTCTGCAAAGTGTTGCTGGGTCTAATAAGGTTGCTGTTGCTACTGCTGCGGCTTATCAGCAGCAGTTGTCTACTGTGTCTGCAACGGCTGTAGCCGCTGGTAAACAGTTTAAAGGTCTGTCTGACATTACTATGAAGTTTGCTAAAGACTTTCCTGTAGGTATGGACAAGGCAATCGCTACCACTAAAACTTTGACTACGGCTGGTGTTACGACTACTAAAGAGGTAGGCAAACTTGGCAGTGAGTTTATTAAACTTCAAGCCGCCACTGGTGAGTGGGGTTCTGGCATGGTTACTGACATGCTTAACCTTACTAAGTCTTTTGGTAATTCAAATAGTATGGTTAAGGGTTTTAGTGACTCTTTAGTTACTGTTTCGGCTAAGTTTGGTGCTTCGGCATCTTCAGTTTTGGCTTTTTCAAAAGCTATTGCGCCTATTGCGTCTATTGCTGGTGTAAGCGAAGGTGCCGTTTTTGGCATGTCTACAGCGTTTTCTCGCATGGGCGAGGATGGTTTTAGATCTGCTAATGCTTTTAACAAGGTTTTGCTGGATTTGCAAAAGTCTGTAACTACAGGTTCTCCTGAAATTAAAGAATATGCCAAGGCCATGAATATGACTACGGATTCTTTGGCTGAACTTTTTAAGAATGATCCTACTGAAGTTATTTACCGTTTTACTGATGCTATTAATAAGCAGGGCCCTGCTGCGGCTCAGACGCTTGATAATTTGGGTATTGGGTCTGTTAATGCTTTGAAGTCTATTCAGGCTATTGCCAAGCAGGGTGATTTGCGTCAAGTAGTTGGTGCTGCTACTGCTGCTTTTAATAATGGGTCTACTAACGTTGCAGCGTCTGATGCATTGAATGGTGTAAATGACAAAATACAAACGTTGAACGAAAAAGTTTCTCAAACTGCTGCTACTGCAGGCAAACCTTTTTTGGGCTTTTTGGGTGGTGTTTTAGGTTTAGCTAATGGTGCCGCTTCCGCTATTGGAAAACTTGTTGGGGTTTTTGCTGGTTTTGGTCCTGTATTGCCCGTTCTTTCTGCTATTGCTGGTGTTTTAAAAACTCTTGCTTTGCTTTCTATGGGTAGTTTGGCTTTAAGTTGGCTTAAAGATTCTTCTAAGATGTCTATGTTTAGGTTGGGTCGTTCTGAAGCGGCTCAAGGTATTGCCACTACCGAAGGTCGTTTGGCGGCAGGCATGACTGGTCCGCCACCATCTAGCCTACTGTATAGGCTTGGTGCGCAGACTAAAGAAATGTCTATGATCAATCAAGCTGAAAAGTTATATAAGCAGTATCAAAGTATTCCTACTCCTGTGGGTGTTGCCAAAGAAGTTGTGCGTAATCCTTTTGGTGTTGCAGGCGCTGCCATACGTGGCGTAGCTAATCTTGAGTCTAATTGGACTCGTGATTCTATTTCAAAGCCTTTGTTAAGGATTGATGAGAGCCAAGCTTACAAAAATAACATGGCTTCTTTGAAGGCTGGTGGTGGTATTTTACCTATGGAGCAGCAGCGTGCAATTGTTGGCGAAAATGCTCGTGGCCAGTTAAACGCTTATAACGCAAATGTGCATGCTCCTATGCCTTTGGGTAATTTGCCGGCCGACATGACTAACATGCAGAAGCGTATCGCTGCAATGACTGGGTTTGTTTCTGATGCCGGCACTGCAGGTTTTGCTAAGAACCTTAAAGCTTTAGGTTATGCTGCGCAGGATGCTGCCGTTAATTTGAAAGATACTGCTAAGAAAATTGGTGCTGTTGGGCAGTTTGTAAACACTCGTGGTGCAGGTGGAGCTTCTGGCCCTATGGGCATTTTACGTACTGCTGAGGGTAATCAAACAATGCTTGGGCAAATGCTACCTATGTTTGCTGTTATGGCTGGCATGGCTATTTTTTCTAAAATGCAGCAGCAAAGGAATGAATTTAATAAAAGTCTCAATGGTACTGGTATGGCTGATGCTAACTCTGTTTACAATGCTTACGCAGCAAAAACTAACACTTTGGGTTACCAAACCGTTACGGCTTCATCAACTACGGACGTTAATGCTAAGGCTACGAGTTACGCTAACGAGCAAAGAGATTGGCAGCATGCGATACATTTTGATGGTAATGATCGTGCAGCCAATGATGCTATTGCTAACGCGCAATCTTCTTCTTATGCGGCTGGTCAAGATTTTGGCCCGCAAACTAGTGCTAAAGATGTTGCGGCTCAAATAACTGCTCTTTATCATGCTTCTGGCAACAACCCAGCGCAATTAAGTAGGATGATGCAGGATGTCATACATACGCGTGACTCGCTGTTTCAAAAAGATGTTGAAAACGAAATTACTACTTATTTAAAAAAGCCTGATGCTGTTAAAGAGTTTGCTGGTTTGTTCCGTGCTGCAGCAAACGCTATGCCTAGAACTGGATCTAGCGATAGGTTTAATAATGCTGTTCAGTTAATTCGTGGTGAGATACAGACAACTGAGGATACGGCAGGATCTGTATATAAAAATCCTTTACTAATTAACACAAAGACAACTCTTGATTTGATTGCTGGTGCGCGTAGAGTTGCAGACCACGGGGATGTTAATACTGGCGGTGTGCTTGGTTTTGGTGGTAAGACAGCCAACGAAAAAGTAGGCATTATTTTGACTAAGTTGCTTAATGAAACTTTGGCAAAAACTGGAACTACTGTTGTTAACGTTGGAGACGTTGAAGGATTGATGTCGAAAGGTTATGGATCTCTTCCAGAAACTTGGGATGAGCTTATAAAAAATGGCTTTTTTAACAAAAAGAATTTAAACGCTACTGGCAAATATCTGACTGAACACAATTGGAAAGATTTAGCTAGAACTCGCTTGTCTTTAAAGTCTTCTGAAACTACTCCTGCTGAAGCAGAGTCTCTGCGTATTTCTGCTAGTAAAGCTGGAGGAGAAGATTTATCTAGTACTAGTTCGCTTTTTGCTGCGGAAGATTATGCTTCAAGTAAAAAGAAAACTGTTCAACAAATTGCTGCTTCGCCTGTTTTGTATAACAGCGCTAGTTCGGACACTAAAAAAGCAATTGATGCTTACGTTAAACAAAACGATTTAGCGGCTCAAGCTGCTTATGGGGCTTCTTTGTCAAACCAGTATTTAGCGAAAGCTGGCGGTGACGCTACTTTGGCACTGCAGCGTTTAAGTGAGCAATTAGGTAACAAGGATCTTGCTGCTTCATCTTCTGAATTTGCTGGTTTGACTACTGCTTTTAGTCAGACTATGCAGACGCGTTCTTTACAGCAATCTGGCACCGGAGGTATTCAAAACATTATTTCCGATGTTGGTGTCGGTGTTCATGCTATTAAAAGCGCTGCTCCTACTGAACAAGGTGCTAAGGATGCGCGTCAAGCTGAAGTTGACATCACTGCGAGCGGTTTAGCCAGGGCTAATAGTTTGGCTAAGCAAATTGCTAATTTGAATCATCAGGTTGCTGAACAAAATGAAGATTTTCAAGTTAGTCTTTCTCATGCTAGCCGTGATTATCAGCGTCAATCTGCGTATCAAGAGGCTGATTATCTTGAAAATCGTCAACGCCAATATAAAGCGTTTTATTTGAATGTTAAGCGTCAGACGCAAGATTTTGCTAAGTCTTTTAGTAATCCTTTTGAACGTATTGCGGCCGCTCGAACTACGGATGCTTATAGTACTGTGGGTAATTTGAAGCAGCAAAACATTTCTTTGGGTCAGCAAATGGCTAATATTAAAAAACTGAAGAAGATGGGTCTTTCTGATGACGCTATTCGCACTTTGGATTTGATGAACCCTAATAATGCTCAAGAAGTTGCGCGTTTGTTGCAGGATATGTCGCAAAATAAGGGTTTGGTTGCCGATACAAATAAAGAAGTTCAAACTCGTATGAATTTGTCTAAAGAGTATCAAAAGAGTCCGTTCAACACTCAGGCTGAGCGTGATCGTGAAAATCTTAAACAGCAAATGGATTATTCTGAGAAAGATTATAAGAAAGCTGTTGCGCGTGCTAAAACTATTCATGAAACTCAAATTGCTGATATGAGGCAGCAGTTGGCTACTCAGCAATCTCGCGCATATAATGATATTTTAAATTTTGGCGATAATGTTCAGGTTGCTGGGGATAGTGCTTCTGGGCGTTTGCAAGCTGCTTTGAATGGCATGCCTACTGTTGCGGGTAAAGCTGCTACTGACACTATGAATTCTTTAATCCAAGGTATTAACGATGAGTTGGGCAATATTCCTGATATCAACATTCGCGTAGCCGGGCAATATACTGCCCCTAATCATGGTGGAACAATTACGGTTCGTTCCCCTGAAGAAGGCGACACTGGTGTTTATAAGGGAGCAACTTATACTTATCATCAGGGGCATTGGTCAACAAAGATTAAAGGTGGGCGTGGCGGGGCAGCCCACTTTTCTGTTGCTCCTAGCGAAGTTAACCCTAAAACAAATCCAGATGGTACGGTAAAGTACAAAGCCGAAGGCGGTTTTATTACTGGGCCTGGTACGGGTAAGTCTGACTCTATTCCCGCAATGCTTTCTAACGGCGAGTATGTGGTTAAGGCTGATGCTGTCAAGAATTATGGTGTTCAGTTCCTTGATGCTTTGAACAATAATAAGTTTGCTAGTGGCGGTTATGTGAGCAGTGGTGAAGCTATTACTTCTCGCATGGCTTCTTACACTAGTCACGTGAGTAATGTGACGAGTCAACAGTATGACCATTCAACGCAAATCAATGGGCCTATTACAGTTCAGTCTAATGATCCTGAGGAATTTTTACGTAAGGTTAACGCTAAGCAAAAACTTCAACGTTTGATGCAACCGGTGGGTAACTAATGGCTGATGCAGGTTTAAGTGTAAAGGTTAGTATTTCTACTGACAACATTTATAACAGTGGCGGTGTTTCTGCTTATACTGGCGCATGGTTAAATGTTAATGACGGTTCTTCTTACAAAATCGCTAAAGGTTCTTTTGAAAATTCTGCTACTACTTTTCGTAAAGACGAGGTTACTAACCCATTTGTTGAAGGTAAGTATGTGGTAAATGCTTTGCGCGAAAATGTGACAGAGGCATTAAATATTTATGTTTTGGGTACGGATAACATTACTGTTCGTAATCGTATTCAAACTTTGGTTGACGCTATTCGAGCTAACCAGTTTTTGATTAAAGTTACTTTAGGTAATGCACAACAAATTTGGCAGTGTTTTGCTGCCGACTTTACTATTAACACGCAGTTAGAGTTTTTGCACAGCCGGCGTGCTACTGTCAACATGACTGTAACTCGTAACCCTACAGTTATTTTGTCTACTGATTCTTCAGTTACTACAGGAGCATAAATGGGCGCATTTACTAACTACGGTAATAATTTAATGTTACAAAGTGTTTTTAATGGTTCTGGAACGTTTTATTTGGGTTTAGTCACTGCTTTACCGGATCAGAATGCTACTTCGGCAACTTTGGTAGAACCTTCTGGTGGGGGCTATTCAAGAATTGCGATTAGTGCTGGGTCGGCATATTGGAAATATGGCCAGAGTAGTGCTTCTAATGCTTATTCCGCAGTTTTTAACACTGCTAGTGCAGATTGGGGGCGCATTGTTGGGTGGGCTTTGTGTGACGCTTTGACTGGCGGCAATGTTATTGCTTGTGGGGAATTAGTACAAACTTTGGTTGTACAGAGTGGTTCTTCTGTTACTTTGCCTAAAGAGTCTCTTGTTTTGCGGTTGTTGTAATGTCTTATCTTCCTGCGTCTGCTGCCAACGAGTCAGGGCTTATTGCTAATCTTTCTACTAAAGCTACGAGCCTAACAAACGCTACTAGTACGGGCAGTTTAACTTTTGCTGGTATTTCTGGCACTTTGTATTTAAATATTTCAACTTTTGGCCCATTTCCGCGCGATTTTCCTTCGGCGTCTGTATATAAAGTTGTTCCTACTGCTGCAGCAATTAGCGGTGCAAGTTTAAGCACTATTGCGAGTAGCGTTGATAATAGGTCGCGTTACTATTTTACTGCTACTGTTGGCGGGTTGAACGAAACACTTAACATTGTTCAGTTAAATGTAGTTTCGGTTGTTAATAACCCTAGTGATCCTATTTCTACTTCTTTTGCAATTACCGAATGGGAGTTTTTTCAAACTTCGGATTATTTAGAGCAAAGTTTAAGTTTAGGTAGCACTTTTACTACTGCTAGGGCATCGCTTTCTCTTTCTGTAACACCACCTATTGTTTACAATTCAAATATTGTTCCTTTAAAACAAGCGCTTTTTAGCACTGGTAGTTATGTGGTTATTAACGGTTTTCCATATGACGCGTCAGGTGTTGAACAAACTTTAGACACCGGGGATGCTTATGTAACTAGTGGATTATCGGTTATTAGTTACGCGGCAACAAAAGTTTTGGGTTACACCAGCGATTCTAACTATTTGTCTTATAACGATTCTTCTAACACTCTACCTAGTTCGACGTTTTCTTCAAGTAACCGCTGGGTTGCTCAGTCTGGTTATTCAAGTGGTTCATGGTCTTCTTATTCTGGAACTGCTCGTAGTTTGAGTACGGTTACTGGCCGTTATCCAGCGGCCACTATTTCTAACGAAATTGTTTTAAATGATACAGAATATGGTTTTCCTACTGTCCCACTGTTTAACGGCGATTTTCTTTATACGACTTATACTCCGTGGAATTTAAATTCTGATACAACTTTTACAGCTTTGGCTGTAGTTATGCCTGATGCTGCCGGCCAAGACACTCTTTATCAAAATGGGGTTGATACTGGCTTTGATGTCGACAAAGATTGGTCAACGATTTTTTCTATTGGCTACATGACTAATAGCACTACCCCAACTATTTATAAAGATTCCGATAACAGGATGACTGTAAGGTGGTATCAAAATGGCATTGTGTCTTTAAACTATGGCGAAAGTAAATTGGCTAGTTTAAAAACTAACTTTTTTATTGGAAAGATGCAGCCACTAGTTGTTGGTTTTAGTTTAGATTATGGTAACAAAAGAGTCCGTCTTATTGTTGCTGATGGCACCGTGCATTTATCTAAGTTTGCTAGTTATTCTCCACGTACTGGAACGGATTTAGTTGGTTCGACAGCAAATCTGTTTGTTGGTATTAGTCCCACATATTTAGCCGGTAATGACAGTTTAACTTCTAATCCTTATAGTGTTGATTGTTCTAGTGACATGTATGTTTATGATATTTTGGGTTACTATCAACCGTTATCTGTTTTAACTGATGGTGCTATTAAAAACGAAATTGCTAAACTTGACCGAATTTACGGGGTACTTACTCAATGAAACCGCCTGTCATTAACACAACTAGTTTAACTGAATCTGGTTATTGGAGGATTTTAGTTGACCCACTACCTTCTGAGGATAGTGTGCCGACTGATGTTACATTTTTTCGCAATGCTGCTACCAATGTTGAAAATTTGACCACTACGGATCCTTTTGGTCCAGGTGTTGCCACTTTATCTTTTCACAGCATTACTTTGCTTGATACTCCAGGTATGGGTGATTTGAAGTGGCTTGTACCTGAAGCTAATGTTGATATTTGTTGGATGTCCCCGCAGTATTTGACAAGCAACGTGTCTGCGTGGTCTCAAACCAATACTTACAATGTGGGGACTACGGTTTCTTACAATGGCTCTTATTACGTTTCTAAGTTAAGTGTTGGGCCTTTTCCTGCTACTTGGACTAGTTGGAACCGTTTAGATACTTATTCCGTTGGTGATTACGTATTATCTACAAATGGTAACGTTTATGTTTGCATTGTAAATAGAAGTGCGACAACTGCGTTTAATACTCCACAAATTGACACTACACATTGGTCGCTTTTCAATTGGCAACCTAATACTGACACTACACATTGGACTTTACGTGGCGCTCCGACTGGTGATGTGCTGTATAAATGGGAAGGTTATTTTGTTTCTTTTGATTATGAGGAAACTGAAGCAGGAAATACTTTAACCATTACTTGTAATGGTGCTATGAAACAAATGGATAATTTTTTGGCTAAGCCAGAGTATTTATCTCGTCCTATGACTTATGAACATGCTATTGCTAGTCAGTTTTTGAAGTATCCTTCTTCTAGGTTGGCACCTTGTCGGGCTTTTGATACTGCTGTTCCTTATTGGTATAAGTCGATGCCTGAACATATTTATGATCCTGCAGATTTTACGGTTAAAACTTCTTCTCAAAGTGCTAACTCTACGTATTCTTATGTGTACACTCCTGACCCTAGTTTTATTAAAAAAGGTGATGTGTGGTCTGGGATGCTCACACGATCTACTGGCAATTTTGAGCCTGTTTTGTCTAACTATATTCAAAACTTATTGTCGTCTATGCAAACTCAGCGTGGCTGTTTTAGTTTGCTTCTTGATAAAGGGCGAGTGCCGTATTTTAAACATCGAACTAGATTGAACACTCCAGCTTCTGATACTTTGATTGTTGATTTGCTGTGGCCGGGTGTAAAAGTTTCTATTACTAAAGATTATTCGCAGGAAGTAAATACGGTTTATGGTAGCGGTAAGACTTTAAGTGGCCAAGCTTTTAATAATATTACTTTTAATGCTAATGGTACGGCTGCAACTTTTGAGCCTTTTGCCGCTAATTCTGTTAACTATCCTGCTACTCCTACTAATCCAGATTTTAATAAATCGCATATGGCTAAAGAAGCGTCTTTGCAATTTTATGACGGTTTGAGTGCCAGCAGTGCTAAGTTAGTTGCCCAGAAACAATTAGACATGCTTTCTGATCCTGGTATGACTGGAAGCATTACTTTGCATACCGACCCGCAGTTAAACAGTGGTGCTGGTTTTGCACGCCAGATGATTACTGCCGGTATGAGTATTTTGGTTCGTGGTTTGTTTGGTAATCGTCAAGGAACGCTATTTCACATTACTGAACACTCTTACAGCGGGGAAGATAATACCGTTACTTTGGTTATTGATTCTAAGTTTAGGGATCAACTAACTGTTCAAGAAATTCGTAAACGGGGTAGGGATTCTTTGATTGTGGCCCGTCAGTTACAGATAGGTAAGTACGCGCCTGCGGTTGAGGATTTATTGTATCCATGGACTTATGCTCCTGGTGATGGCAAACCAGCATCTGGCTATGTCCCTATCGCTTCTAAGGTACGTGTTTGGGATAAAGTGTCGAACGTTGATGCTTTCCCTTGGACTAACTTAACTTCTAGTTATTCTCCTAGCAGTGTGTACAACGGGGTAAATCTTAAAAGCGGTCCACATAATTCTGCGGCTGCGCCTTATGCGTCTCTAATTGGTGCAGCTAGCACTACTTTTTCCAACAAAAATTGGGTTAAAGTTCCTATTTTATTAAGTTCTAAAGGGACTATTATTAACTCTAATTTTGCGGCGTATAAAGATGATGGAACGCTTTATAAAGTGCCTTTCCACGTATCTATTTGGTATGAAGATACTATTTCTGCTTTTCACATGCCGCATATTCCTGCACCTCTTACTTCAACTGCTGGTAAAGGTTTTGCTGGAGTGAAGTTAAGTATCGCTCCTTCTGCACTGGTGGGTGGGGTTTCCAAAAGACTTATTACCGCAACTTTTAAAGACGCGCACAAAATGTATAAGGGTGATACTTTTTACATTAAAACTGGTACAAACAAAATACCTACTGGAGTTATTTACACTGTTAAAAACAGAACTGGTGCTAATACTTTAACGTTTTATGTAAAAACTTCAGATGTCCACATTGCTAAAAATGATACAAGTACGGCTACTGTAAGCATCAATAAAATTTTGTCTAACGGTACTTACTCTGGAAATGATGGCTTTTCATATAAGTATGGTCAGGCTTATCCGTTTTTTGAACAAGCTTGGGAAACTAAATTGCCTACTGGTTCTAACGCTACGGATTCTGCAACTTATACGTCTAATACGCCAATTGTGGCTTGGGGTACTTATTACGAAAAAGCGGGTTATTGGCCTAATGTTTCTTCAGAAACTTCTATACCCACTGGGCAATTCCAAGACACTACTCCTTTTTCTTATGACTTTACTTCGCAATCTGTTGGCGTTATTGCTAACGATACGCCTGAAAACAATCAGCATTACAAGGTATATAAGCAGCCCGCTCCGGCTCGTATTACAGCGTATGCTATGTTTTATTGTGATCAAGAGTGGGACGATACCTTGGGCCAATTAGTTCCTCGTAAGAATAGTGTACATTTTTTGGGACGTCTGTATCGTCAGCCCCCAGGGATGTAGGATGTTGTTATGGCTTTAGGTACAGTATCCAGTGCAGCAGTTACTGCTTTTTTTAATAGTTTTAACGGAACGACTCCTAGCGCTATCGCATCTTATGCTTCTATTTATAGTGCGCAACCTGATCCTTCTAATACTGCAACTAACCAAATTCCCGGTATTAGTAGGCAGTTAATTAGTTGGACTAGTCCTAGTGGTAATGCTACGGCAAACACTGGTGCGCTTACTTTTTCAAACATCACAAATAAAACCATTACTCACATTGGGGTTTGTACAGCTTTAACTGGTGGCAGTTTGCTGTTTACTGTGCCACTTTCTTCGCCAGTTGTTATTGGTGGTACCGCCCGTAGTTACACGATTGCCCCGTTTGGCTTGTCTGTTCTTATTGACTCTGTAAATACAAGCATTGTTGATAGTATTGATGGCGGGCTTGCAAATACGACATCATGGGTTGGGGTAATTAGTTAATGGCTACTCAAATACAGTTACGGCGAGATTCGTATTCAAATTGGAATTCTGCCAACCCTGTTTTAGCGCAAGGCGAAATTGGTTGTGTTATTTCAGGTACTGATACAGGTTTGTTTAAAATTGGTGATGGTGTTACGACTTGGAATTTTTTGTCTTACGCTACTGATTTTACAAAAATTGCTAACAAGCATACTGTGCTAGCTAACGGCACTACTGCTTTGGCTTTGGCTTCTAGTAATTCTGTTGTTGTCACCCCAACCGCTAACGCGTCTTATACGACTACTGTTCCTGTGGCAGGTACTAGGGCGGCTGTAATGATTTTAACTTCTGGCACTACGTCTTATACGATTACTTTTAGTACGGGTTTTAAGGCCGCTTCTACTATAGTTACTGGTGCTGTTACAGGTAAATATTGGGTGGTTAATTTTATTTCTGATGGTACAAACCTTATTGAAATGGGAAGGTCTGGGCCTGTCTAATGGCTAACGCTCATGTTTATCCGATAAAAATTGATCAAGGTGGAACTTGGTCTCTTGCTTTTACGTACAAAATCAATAATGTTGCTGTTAATTTTAGTGGCTTTACTGCATCTCTGATGGTTCGTAAGAACTATACGGATACTTCTCCTGTTTTGTTGTTAACTACTGAAAATGGCGGTATTGCTTTAGGTGCTGATGGGTTGGTTACTATTACTGCTTCAGCTGCTTTAACTGCCGCTATGCCTCCTGGTACGGGTGTTTATGATCTTGAACTTTATACGGGTAGTGAGGTTCGCAAGCTTCTTCGCGGTGATGTGACTATTGTTCCTGAGGTTACTCGATGAGTGAAATTGTCGAAATTGGCAAGGATACGGTCAATCTGACGGTTGTTGACAATAACATTACTCTTGATGTTCAGACGTCTTCTGTAAGCCTCACAGCGGCTTCTGTGGGCCCCCAGGGCCCTCAAGGACTTAAAGGTTCTGATGGTGCGGATAGTACTGTCCCTGGTCCCACTGGTAATGGTATTTCTAGTATTGTTCGTACTTCAGGTACTGGCGCAGCTGGTACAACAGATACCTACACGATTACGTATTCTGATTCAGCGACATCAACATTTAACGTAGTTAACGGTGCTAATGGTGCTACAGGAGCGACTGGTGCTGGCGGTGCTTTAGGTTATTATGGGTCTTTTTATGACACGACAACACAAACATTAACTGCCGCTAATACCCCTAAAGTCATTACATTAAACACAACTGCGGAAAATAACGGAATTACTATAAATTCCACCTATAAATCGAGAATTACGTTTAATTACGCAGGAACATACAATATCCAGTTTTCCGCACAAGTTTCAAATAATGGAACTTCTATAGCAAATTTTTGGTTGCGTAAAAATGGTACAGATTTAACTTGGACTAATGGTGAGGTAACTACTTCTAACCAGAATCATCATGTTCTTCCTGCTTGGAATTATGTGCTTACCTTGGCGGCTAATGATTATCTTGAGTTTGTGTGGATGAGTAATGATGCGGCGAATACTTTAGAGGCTCAAGCAGCGACTACATCGCCTGCGTCTCCGGCTGTTGCCTCAATGATTGTTACTGTTCAACAAGTTATGTATACGCAGGTAGGAACTTATCCTTCAGGCCAACCGGGTGTTGTTCATGCCGATAGTTCTGGTAATTTAACTTCTTCAAGCATTGTTAATGCTGACATTGCTACTAGTGCAGGAATTTTACCTAGTAAAATTTCTGGTACTGCAGTAACCCAAGCTGATGTAGGCACTGTTTCTTCAAATATGCTGGGTGCGTCTGTGATACAAACATATGTGCAGGCAAGTTCCCCTACGGTATCATTAGGTACAAAGTATTTGTGGTGGGATACTTCGCAGTCTAGTTTGACTCTTTGGATTGAGGATGGAACATAATGGCAGTACGTAATGCGTTTGGTGATTTAAACGTTGAAGTAACGCAGCAAAGTGTGCTGTCTATTTTGAACAATATTGAGATTCTTTTGGCTGATATTGCTCAGAATCAAGGGTTTCGTGATCAATCGGTTGGTGCACAGCGTGTTGCCGTTACTGCAGGAACTGTTACTAGCGTTTCTAACTTTGGTGGTGTGTCTGCAATTATGGACCAATATTCACAATTTGCTAATACCGCGGGTGTTCTGCGGCAATCAATAGTCGTATCTTAAGGAAAATAACTTATGGCAACTACGGTAAATCTTAGAAAAATTCTTGACCGCAAGCAGTGGGAAATGGTGAATAACCTTCCTGCTACTCCTGCTACAGGTTCAACGTTTATTCAGTCAGAAGGACCTGACCAGCAGGTAATGTATGTGGCTAGTTCTACGTCTGTATATTTGTATGATCCTAATGAAGACGCTTATGTGCTTTTACCAACTCCTTCATTCGCGAATGGTACTTTTGGTACCGGTGTTTGCGGGGCTTATCATACTAATGGGCCTACTGGTACTGCTACAGGTGGCTCCACAACAACTTTAAACTCCGCCGTTACAACTGTTGGATCTCTTGCTGGATATACTATTCGTATTACGGGTGGCACTGGTGCGGGACAGGACCGCGTAATTGCTTCTAATACAGTTGGAACTAACGCTACTTTTACAGTTTCTTCGGCGTTTACTACAGCCCCGGACAGCACAAGCACATACCTGCTACTTACTGGGCGCTACTATGTATTTTTGCCTGGTGCGACTACACCAGGCTTTAAGTATTACGATGTTGCCACTAATACGTGGTCTGCTGCGTTAAGCATTACAGGCGCACCTACGGGAGCCGCGGCAGATTTAGCTATGAAAACTACATGTGGTTATTTAGCGTCTTTTTCTACAGGCACCGTCAACACAGGAACTTCTACTACTTTAGTTTCTTCTTCCAAAACTTGGGCTACTAACCAGTGGGTAAACTTTCAGGTTCGTATTAATGGAACAAACACAGCTACTGGCCAAGTCAGGACTATTACCGCAAATGATGCTACATCTCTTACTGTGTCAGGTTGGTCAGCGACGCCTTCTTCAGCCAACACTTTCACTATTGAAGGTAATGATGATTTTATTTATTTAACTGGCAATGCTTCTACTGCCATCTATAGATATTCTATTTCGGGTAATACATGGTCTACACTTAGTGGCGCACGCGCATCAGCAGCTGGTGCTGGAGGGGTAAGTCTCAACTGGGTCAGATCATCTACCAACACTACATGGACTAACGAGTCTGCAATTATTAATGGTCGCCGTTTGTACTCTTTCAGAGGAGGCGCTACAGGAAACTTAGACTATTACGACATTCCTACTAATACATGGACTTCTTTACTAACCAGTTACCAGTATGGTGGTTCGGAAACTGTCACTACTGGTACTGCATTTGAGAATGGTAGTAATGGGTTAATTTACCTTCAAAAAGATGCTACTGGTCGTTTTTTCAAGTTTGATTGCATGGCTAACGCTTTGCTGCCTTGGAGTTTGCTTCCATTTACTCAAGGTACAGCTACGGTTGGTAATAAGGCATTTTCTGTTAAGTACACTGATGGTGCTACTACGCTCACTTATATTTATTTTGGGCTTAATTCTACTGCTATTGCTTTTAGGTGTTTGGTTATTTAAAAGTGGCAAAATGACCTGTTTTTGGGCAAAAAAAAAGACCAAGTTAGGGCACCCCCGAAGGGGTGCCCTAATTGGCTTTACTTAACAAGTAGCCAAACAACCTTGTACTATCATGCACAGTAGCTGCAGGTTGTCGTTCATCCCTCTAGGAATAGGATCAGGCGTGCACCTATTAAGAAAACACAGTTTCTATTCGGGGTTCGGGTTTAATGCTATCCCCAAATAGTCGCGGTGCTGGTCCGGGTGCTGGTGTACTAGCCTTTGCCGGTATTGGAACGCCGAGTGGGCCGGAACCCACACCGCCTCCGGTAAACCACATCGCTACTTGCCGTAGCGCATCAAATACTGTCAGGATACGCGTGAGTATTCCTGCTGCATTTGAGAAGTGGTTGAGTCTTGCCATTCCTTCAACTCCTTGGCGCTTAGCCCAGGAGAATCCAAGAACGGCGATTGATACAGCCGTGAGTAAGAGACCCATTCTGGTCCTTCCGTGTTATGAATAACTTCCCAGCCTTTATGAAAACTATCGAGAGCCATGTCCCATAATTCCAAGCCTAGGTTGTCCATTCGTTTTTGTGGGTTTGGTGGTTTATCGTACAGACGTTCAACGGTAGCCATAATGTTTTCTGTAAAGTAACAGTCACAATCTTTGTGGTAATCGTTTTCGTATGCACAATCTTCTTCGTGATAGCCTTCCAGTTCGCATATGCAGTCAAACTGCAGCATGCCCATTGAGTCTTGGCTTTCTAATGCCCTGACTGAATGAATTAGATGTTTGGCTATCTTTTCACTAATCGGTATTACGGTCCACATTGGTACAAATCCATGGCACACAATTTCTGGACTTATTTGTATTAAGTCTCCGTATGGGTGACGATCTGAATCAAATTCCAAGTGGATGTTGTCTTGCGCGTACCTTTCATCTGATGCTGGGCTATCGAATCGTGTGATTGCTACGCACGGGTAGTCCATCATAAATGAAGCGGCATGTTCGGTAGGGGCACGTTTTCCTTTATTGTTTATTTCAATCAAGGATTCCCATTGAACTATTACGGGATACAGGTAAGGTACATCTGGCTTTACTTCCAGAGACACCTCGTTTACCGCGCTATAAAAACTGTGGTGGTTGACTGCCAAAAGTTGCGCCACGTGTATCCCATAGCCTTTAGAACGGGGTTGAACCATAGGATACCAAACACCGCTATCGTTTGATTCCCATCGTTCATACCCCATTAAAGGTTCTTTGAGAAAAGGCGATGAGGAGTCAAGCCAATCATCGACCTGACTCCTCATCGCTTGTCTTATAAGCACTATTTGCGCTTCTTGCCCTTGTTGATGTTGGTAGGACGGTACTGGTTAACAATAGCGGCCAGTGACTCTTCCTCTGAAGCTAAGAAAGTTTCTACCGTTTCAACAGAGTCGTTAATCGCAATGTCACTAAGATCAATTACTTCAGCATCCTCAGACTTGCGGTTCCAAGGAAAGTTAAATTTGAAGTAACTTACTGCACCAATAACCGCGCCAGCAGTTGCGATAGCAAGTAGTGACGCTAAAACACCTAGGCCAGACATACCGGCAGCAACAATTTTTCCTACGAATGGAATCAACTTAATTGCACTAGAAACCGCACCCTTTGTAAGAGCATTAGCGGCAACAAGACCAGTGAACACGGAAGCACCAGTTGTGGTGAAGTTTACAGCTTTTGTGCCTGTAAATGCTTGCGTCAACTTGGTGCTGATAATGGTTGTGCTGATTGTTAGGAAGTTTGTAACCTTGGCGCGTACACCAGAGAACTTGATGTTCCATGTAGTTACCTTCTCTGAAGCTTTCTTTGAGAAGATACCGACTAATTTAGCAAACATTGTTCCGGCTTTGAAAATTGCGCGATCAACAAAGTGGTTAACTTTTGCAAGCCCTTTAGTTACAAAACCAACTGCGGTTTTGATGAGGTGTACGAGTGCTAGATAGCCTTCTCGTGTGGCCATCATTGATGAAAGGATTGTTCCACGTACCGTGTGCGGGATAGCGTTCCAAATGAAACCAAAAGCACCTTTGAAGTATGAAACAATCTTGCTGCGTGATGCAGCGGTGTCGGCAATGATTTTGCCTGCTAGTGTGCGTAGGTACTGCAGTTTGATTGCAGCCTTGGTTCGTACGTTTGCTGCCATTTCTTTTGCAGCTTGGGCGACGGTTACACCGTCTGGGGTTGTAGCGTTCATGCTACTTTCTCCTTGTTTTTTTTGTTACACACACCTCTGTGGTGTGCGGGTAATAAGGTGTTTCTTATTTCCCCTAGATGCTCAGCCAGGGAAGTAGCTGAGCATCGTAGGCAATTAAGAAACGTGTAGTGCTTTTAGCATTGTTTCGTAATCAACATCGAGGGCCTTGCATAGCGCTGGTAGCAGTGCGATGCTTGGGCGGGTTTCTAAAGTGAAGTACCTGTAAAGGTTTCCGCGGTTAATACCTACGGCTTGGGCAACTTGTTCTAACGAACTGTATCCAAGTTCACTCATTCGGTTACGTAGCCAAACCATTGGCTTAGTTTTCTTTGCCATGTTTTCTCCTTAGAGGCTGATGTTTTGTGTGTAGTCAAAGTCGCGACCTGCGTCTTTGAGTATTTTGTGTAAGCAGTCGTTTGCGTATCGTTCTGCATCGGACCATGCGGTTTCGTTTTCAAAAAGGCGTGCTTTGATGTCACCGTTATTGCTTGTCGCAATTACGATGTAACGTCCAGACACACCTTCTTTTTCGTTGTAGTGCACTTCAACAGATCCGAATGGGTATTGCCTATTTACTAATGGCGTATCCACCTGGACCTGCTTTCTCATTGTTCATTAGTTCTTCTAACTCATGTACGTTAAGGCTAAACTGCGTTAGGAGCGTGTTAGAAATGTTGACCATTTGCTGTCGCATGTCTTTGTGTATGTCTGAAAGCGAATCGTGCAAATGAAATTTAATGTTTTCGGCTACGTTTGAGGCTTGGATGGTGGCAGATTCTGTAGGTAAATAATCTTCTAGGATGCGACCGACTTGCTCCATGCAAACATCGTAAAGATCAGAGTTGATTTGCTTTACGTATTTTTCATGGGCTTTTTGTATTGCTTCTGTAACTAACTGCGTGTTTCTGTTTCTAGAACGCTTAATTAGCCATTGTGCATAGTTTTTTGATTTCTCCACTTGCCCTCCAAATAGAAAAAGCCCCGACACAATTTGTGTCAGAGCTTGTAGTTTTTTTGCCTTAAGGTTTGTCCGGCTACTTACATTGTGTAGCTTAGGTTATCCTCCTAGGCGGTGTATTTAGTATCGGATAGAGTTGTCCCAACCCGATGTATCTATTGTACCACACTTACACAACGGTACGCAAATCAAATGTCAAACGTTTCTTTAACTTCTTCAATTTGTTGATCTAATGTAAATCTCGGCATGTCTTGCATCAAAGTATTGATGTCGCCAAGATGCGGCCTATCGCAAACCCAGTTATCTAAATCAAACTGCAAACTTGTTAATTCTTTTTGTAGCGACTTAGTGACGATGTTTTTGATTTCGATTGAATTTTTCAGCAATTGAATGGTGCCGTTTGCTTCAATTAACTTGTTGTTTAGAAAAGTGTAGCAAGCTATAACGCCTAAAATAAACGCGATAGTTGCAACAAATACTCCAATTGAGTTATCCATTATTTTTCTCCTGATTGATTTGGATTTTGTTTCTTTTGGTTAGCCAAGCTACACAAAACTCGTCTAGCCGATCTTCTACCTTTTTTAACGGGTTTGTTAATAGCGGCAAAAGGTCTTGGTGTTTAATGAGTAGAAAAGATAATTCTTTCTGTGAAGCATTAAACATTTTTTTATTAATCTGCATAATCGTCCATTTCTTCTAAATCAGCAAATACTTCTTCCCAACATTTGTTGTGGAATCCGCTCTTTAACGTTTCGCGTTGTTCAGCAGTAAGTTCTGGGAAAGCGTCTTGGATTTTGTACCCTTCAAATTCCCACTTTCTTAAACCTTCTGTTTTCACATAAACATTGTTAGACAAATTACAAACAGGACATGTGCGTGTAACTAGTGTTAATTCTTTTAATTTTGGCACATTGTTATTTTTTTGCTGGCGTTGAATATGAATTTCTAAATCCAAGTCAAGTAATTTTTGTTCAAGTTTGGAATGTAACCTCCTCGCTAAATCATTGTCTAACATGATTTGAACTATGTAGTTATCTACATCTTGCATAACAATGTGAATTTTTAGTTCTTCTTTGTTAACACCCATTGCTAGCAAACTTTTGATTCGATTTGCTTTAGCCATGTTACTCACCTTCTACTTTATGATCTGAGTCTTGATATTTATCGTCGTGGGGATTGCTGTTGTATTCTGCGATAGAGATGTCAACTAATCCGCTGAGAGAGTTTACGACTTCCATGTATGGAGCGGTTGTCATATCAAATGTGTTGACGTATTTGATTGGCTCGTAAGCCCAAGGGATGAGTGTGACTGTAACCATTTGGTTTTCGTCAATTTCAGCAATTACTTTGTACAAATCTTTGATCGACTTGTACGTTACTTGAGTAGTCATTTCTTCTCCTTTAGCCTGTCTCATCAGTGCCAGTTGGCTATGCCGGCAGACGCCTCACGGCGTTTCGATTTTTAGTTAGTAGCTTCGCGCTTCTTGTAAACGCGCTTAGTTGCGAACAGTGCAGAGTGAACCTTACGCAGAGCAATTGCTGTTTCTTTGTATTGGACTGCAAGTTCTTGTGAACCTCGCCCAAAACGCTTTGCCATGTATTCGGCGTCTTCGATTGCATGTTCCAATGCTGTCTTAGCATCCATTTCTTTCTCCTTTGACCTATCTCCTCAGTGCTGGTAGGTCAATCCCAGCAGACGCCTCGCGGCGTTTCGACTAATCAACTTCAGCACATTTACCGCACCACGTGTTTGCTGGCGCTGTGCTGCAGTGACGATATGGATGCGTTGTATCTGCATGCTCTGGGCAGCCACAGCAGTTGATGCAATATTTGCGATCAGCATGACATGCCCATACTTCGATGCTTACACGTGAACAGCTGAGGCACTTTGTGTCATCGAACAGTTCTTTGGTCATGCGGTACAACACTGGGGCTAGTACGAGTAAAACTAGCACTTCTGCGATGCGCCAAATGTAGGTTGCAATTGTCCAAAACATTTCCGTCTCCTTTTTTTGACCTGTCATCCTCAGTACCGGTAGGTCAGTTCCGGCAGACGCCTCACGGCGTTTCGACTTGTTACGGGCGACCGTAGCAGTCTGGCTTGCAGTTACCGTCACCGTGCGAGTAAGGCCAGTCCTTCTCTTTGGTGCACTTGCCTGGGAAGCCTGTGCGGTAACGGCAGTCAACAACACACTTGCCGAAGTCGTGGACAGTGCAGTCCTTGACTGCGGTGGCTGGGACCGTTGGTGCGCATGAGCTGCAGATGGTCTGGTTGTGTGGCTGGTTGCGCACATGTGCCAGAACTGCTTCTTCAAGCTCACGCTGTTGGATACGCTGGGCTGAAGCAACTAGAACACCAGGTGCTTCGAACAATGCCTGTAGGAAGATTTCTCCGAGGCCACGTACCTTGTTATCGTCGTTCATGTTTTCTCCTTAAAAGAAAAAGCCCAACAGCAGGATTGCTATTGGGAACCTGTCTCATCAGTGCTGGGCGGTTACCCCAGCAGACTTCCCCTATTGAGGAAGTTTCGACTCTTCGATGGCACCGTCTAGGATCTCTGCAACACGGTTTGTGCGGCGTACAACATCCTTGAGGGCGATAAAGCCAAGGCCGATTAGAACTATTGGTAGGAGCAAAGTAGCTTTGCCAACGCCAATAAGTTCTTGAGCTCTACTTGTGTTGTTGTTCATTTCTGTCTCCTTTAACCTGTCTCATCAGCATCAGGTGGTTAATCCTGATGGACCGCACTAGGCGGTTTCGACTTAGAAATCGTCGTTTGGCAGTGGCCAGTCCCAGTCATCTGCAAGCTTGGCTGCTTCTGCTTTAGCATCGGCCAATACTTGCTCTGAATAACTTGGACCTGCAGCAACAGCAACTGGTTGTTCAAGCGGACGGAATGTCTTGCCTGTCTTCCAGTGAGCACAATTAAGAACCACACAGTTATGATCATCAAAAACTGGTGGTTCATGCATGTAGCAGTAACGCTCGTCGCTGTACGCAACAACGTGCTGGCACTGACTATGTGCGCAATCGTGGTGTTCACTTGTGGATGTTGTGGTCATTTCTATTTTCTCCTTAAATAGAAAAAACCCACCAAACAGGGCGTTTGATGGGGTATTTTCGGGCAGCACGATTACCGCTCGAATACTTCTATTATAGCACACTTTGTGACAGTTATGCAACACCAATTGGGATAGAAAACAAAGTAATTTAAACATAAGGTTATATTGGGGAAGGCTGGTCTCTTCCCAAGTGGCGTAGGGCCAGTTTTGCCGTGTTTCCTGGCCCTACGCCGCCTTTATAGGTTAAAGCTGTGCAAGAACCTTGTACGCATTACCTTTATTGTTATCCAAACGAGTTAACGTACGGGTAACACGTGTATCAAGGGAATTAGCCCGAACAAAGTGATCCTCAATCTCAATAGCAGCCTGCAAAAGCCCCCATTTAGTTCCAACAATGCCCTCACAAGTATTGCTGTAGTAAACAGACCAAAAAGTACTCCGCTTCTTAGTCGCGTTGTTCCTTTCCACGTCTGACATGTCAGTTGAGTACGGAATCCATTTATCTAGGAAATCTTCCGCCATACTTTGAGGTGCATTTTGAGTTGCCATGTATCGTGCGTACTCTTCCCAGCCCTTAAATGAAGTCAAACTGCGCTGAATAGCCAACTTAGCGTTAGTTAACTTAGACGCCCAGTCTTTAGTGTGCTTAATAGTGAAAGCAAACTTATGTGATTCCATTTCGCTTTCCGCAATAGCTTGGGTATTAGCACAAACTACCCGTACTGCTGTAGGCCCTAACTTCAAACCACCTTGCCCATCATGGCGTGAAATAAACACCAGGTACGGGTAGGTTGCTGAAGGATCGTTAGGGAGTACGACTGGTTCATCAAGGTACATCGTGGCAATAATTTGCTTACCACCATGCAAACTAATAAGTGTTTCAAACTTTAGGTTAGAAGTTCCAACCATGTCATTATCACCTAAAACATAATCGATAATGTTTCCAAATTCGCCATTAGTAATGACAGCGTACGAATCACGCTGAATAGACAGCAGTTCTTTATTGTCGCTACGTACGATTCTTTTCCAACCTTCAACAAGCTGGTGATCAGCATTAAACGCTACATCATCCATTTCGTCTGTGTCGGCTGCCCAAAGGCGGGTTGTTACTGGGTCCCAAGTGAGACCTGCTTGGATACGGGCTTCTTCAAAAGAGCCTGGCCAAGTGTCTAGTACGGTTCCTAATTCGTGCCAGGCTGGTTTGCGTGCAAACATTCCTGAGTCGAAGTGGTGTGCCATGTGTTTCTCCTGTTATGTTGTGTTGGTTATAACGTATTCACCTTCCTTGTTAAGTAAAACAAGACCGGTAAATGGTATTTCTATTGGTGTTTCTTCTGGGTTGCTGTATGACCTGACCATGTGTCCTGATTCATATGAAACTTTTGGATTCAAGTGAACACTTTTGGTGCCTAGGTTGTGGCATTCATGGTGCAGAGCTACAACATTGTCGAGAGTGTCTTTTCCGCCTTGTGAGCGGAGTTTACGGTGGTGCGCAGCCCAGCTTTCAGGTAACGCACCACCGCATTTTTCGCAGTGACCGTTGCACCTTTTGTAAAGGTTTTTACGGTCAATAGTCATTAGTTATAGGCTCCGGATAGAGAGGCTTCTGCTTTAACCAGTGATGATGCCGACTGGACAGCGGCCACGCGTGTTTCAAGTATCCCGATGCGTATTTTACAAACATCGAACATGTGCTTGGCTTCTAACACACCCCATCTTTCTCCCATAGTGGCAAGAGTGGCTTGTGATTCTTTTTCAAGCACAGTACCTGTAACAGTTAGTGTCGCTTCCGCTCTGGCTTTTTCATATTTACCAATAGCATCTTTCAAATCACTGCTGTAGGTTTCAATTTCTTCAGCAATGTCTTGTAAGTCCTGGTCTAGCAGTTCAAATTTCCTAATAAATCCGGAGAAGGGGTTCATCGCTTTCCTTTGATCCTTTTAACTAGTTTCAGTAGGGCATTACTTAAATCATCAGCAATTTCAAGCATAACTTCTGTTTCCGAAGTTTTATCGGCTTCGGGTTCACTTACAGTTGTGCTGATTGATGTTTTAGTCGTGTATTTTCCGTGTTCTTCATACCATTGATCAAAATGCTTTTTAGGGGCATTTTTTTCATACGAAAAAGCGTTAGGGTTCTGTTCGTACGCAGATACATAAGATTTCTTTGCAGTTAAAGAATCCGATGCTTTGTCTAGAATCAACTGGATTTGGGCGCTTAACTTAGGGTTTGGCACTTTAGCATTATCGCCATACTCTAACTGTATTCGACGTAAGCCTAAAGCTAAGTCCATAGTTCCGTCGATAAGACGCTTATATGCTTCCGCTTGTTGTTTTGGTTGAGATAAAGAAAAACTTTTTATTTTACTCAATATCTCAATAAAACGCGAAGAACTGTTGGAATCTTGTGGTACATTAGATTCGTTGGTTGCGTTATCCATTGCGTTTCTTTCTCCTTTGTTATGTTGAGTAAAAGGCCCTCTAGTTTTCTAGAGGGTCTTTTACATTACTGCAGTTATCTTAATGTCTGAGCAGTGGTTTTCCAATTCTTGCTCAACTCGCTCGCTTGCTTCATCCGGACTTGGTGCGTCAATAGTAACTCGCACTACAGCCTCTACTTCATATGTAGGCATTTTTCCTCCTTTCGGTGTGTTGCGACTTCTTGACTTTGTTTCCTTAACAAGTATGCTAAAGGTAAACCCCGACAAGAAAGGTAAGGTAATGGCTCTCCGACTTGACGAACCCGTAAAAAAGATAAAAATGTGTTCTTTTCAACGTCTTTATGACAATCTAGACGCTTCAGATCAACACATATTGAATGGTTGGATTGAGGTTCATGTAACCCCGTATAAAATCTTTCAAGCATTAAAGCGCGACGGCCATTCAATAGGGCGACAAACCGTTTACGAACACTTGAACGGCTGGTGTATTTGTGGCTCTTAACGATTTCGTTGATATGGGGCCAGGTAGTCCGGACCCGCGTGGCAAGCACCCAAATATCCCTAAGGGTTGGGAACCCAAGATTGAATATGACAATAGTGGCGGGGTTGCTATCACAAAGCCTAGGGAACTTAATCAAGATGATCCTGAAGCTACAGAAATCTTTGACCAATTTAATTTGAACCCTGATCATTGGAGTATTACTAATTTACGCCGCTCTAGTTGGCAAACTTTCAACGGTGAGTGGCTTGAGTCTTTTAGAGCCACTTTTGTCCCTAAAGCCAAATTTAGTCAAGAAATGCGTTTAGATGCCGAGGCTTTAATAGACGAAGTTAGAAAGCATAAACCATCTAAGCGGCAAGCACCTACGGGGGACTTTACAGCCGTTTTTGCTGTAGGCGACACTCAGATAGGCAAAGTTGATGGCGGTGGCTCAGCAGTCATTCTAGATAACATGTTGAGTCGTTTTGACGCTTCTGTTTATCGACTTAAAGACATACGTAAACTTGGCTACGGTATTGGTGAAGTTGTGGCTCCTTGGCTTGGCGACTGTCTTGAAGGTAATCAGAGCCAGCACGGCAATGCGGCGGCAGCTGGGCGTATCGACTTGACTATCACTGAGCAGTATCGAGTTTTGCGCCGTGCAATGATGTATCAGATAAAAACCCTTGCTCCAATGGTGGAAAATTTAGTAATTCCGGTAATTCCCGGTAATCATGATGAGGCGGAGCGTAGAGGCGGGATAGTTAGGTCTTACACCGACTCTTGGGCTATTGAAGCCGGGGTTGCTGTAAAAGATGCTTGCGAACAAAACCCTGAAGTTTACGGCAATGTATCTTTTATTTTTCCGCACCCTGACGAATTAACCGTAACTTTAGAAACTAGCGGGACTATTCTTGCTATGGCTCACGGGCACCAGTTTGGTCGTGATCCTGTGAAGTGGTGGCAGGAACAGTCCCACGGCAGGCAGCCTGTAGGTGAAGCGCACATTTTACTTGGGGCGCATCTACATCACCATAAAGTTCAGGACAGCGGTAAAGACCGCGTGTTTATGCAGGTGCCTGCACTTGATGGTGGGTCTACTTGGTATAGGCACCGCAGAGGTGAGGATGCTAAAGCCGGTTTGCTAAACTTTGTTACAGCGAACGGCGCTTGGTATGAAATGAGTATTCTCTAATGAAAAGACAAATCGTCATTAAATTGTTTGGTGACGAAATTGTCAATGTACTCATAGAAGAATCTGAAAGTGACACAGAGGATGCAGAGGAAGTTGAAAACATTAATGCTTTGAACGCAGATTCAACTTCCTCTGGTCGAAGCACTATTGGCTTTGGGACTCCATGGTCTGTTGAATATTGGGATTCTGAAGATTAGCTTTGTGGTCAGCCCACATTTGTTTACGTTCGGTTTTATCTTTTGAGTGCTCTTCGGATTGCCAACCGCATACGCACCCTGCATGTCTTCTAATGAATAACACTTCGGCATTGATTAGGCGCGGTGCCTCAATAAAGTGGCAACTGTTATCTTTGTTTTTCTTCACTTTTTATCCTAACGGGATTACATGCATTGAAGCATTGTTGAAACTTACTGTGCCAACAGTAAAAGTTGTATAAGAGTTTAAAGTAATTTTTGTTTTACCTTTTGGCAAATATTTTATTAAATAGCCTGTTCGTTGATGGCTACCTGTAACACCTGTTTCTGATTGCGTTACAGAAATAAATTGGGCCGGATTAAAGTTTAATGGCGATCCAAAGTTTACGTTTGTATTTGTGATTGAAGATCCTGTGCCACCGCTGTTGATGACTTTGAACTGGGTTGTCGATGCACTTCCAGTGCTTGAATCCCACGGTATAGAAATTACTTTTTGCGGCACAGCATTTGTCCATGCGTTAGCAGTGCCTGTTGTTTCGATAACTATTGACTGGCCTACCGACAAATTGTGGCTAGCTGAAGTGGTAAATGTTACTAGTGAATCACCATTAGCATCAATACCTGCGTCTGCGGCACTTGAAATAGCCACGTTGTTTGAATCATTGATTCCTACCCACGAAACTGCTGTAGCCGTTCCCCCATCAGTAGGTATAGTTTGATTTGTTAAAGGCGGATTTTTGTACATTAAAACAGTAAATTGCGTGTCACTTAAAGGATAAGTGTCAGTGTTAACTACTAAACCAGGTTTACCGGAAGTTGAATCAAAATATGTTGAGTTGCTGGTACCAGAAATGGTTACTAGTTGGTTTTCCACGAAGTTATTGTCCGCAACGTAAGTGATGTAGTTATTGAAACTTGCTGGTGGGGTTCCACCATAGTTAACGTTCGTAAATAATCCGCCAGCTTTAATGTCTGCTATTGATGTACCGCTAATGTTTGTTCTTAAAGCAGTACCTGTAGTTTGCCCGCTAGGAACAGAAATTTCGGCAGCAAAATTAATTAACGTGTATGAAGGATATTCTAAATTAACAGTTAGCGACCCTATTTCTGTTTGTACAGAAGAACCCCCGCTTGTAACGGTTGCGTTAGTAAAATTTATTCCCGCTGGGGTTTGCAAGGCTTGTTTTGGCACCCAATATCCGTTTTGTGAACGCAAGATTTCGCCATTTACTGCACTGTCAGGTTCAACGTCAAAAAGATTATTTAAAGAATGGTTGTGTCCCGACGGCCCATCCGTGTTATTAACGGTTCCTTTATTACTTAAACTCATTGTTCCTCATGCTTTATAACTGGTAGTTCGGCTACTTTACGCAAAGCGTTTACATATTCTTCAGATGTTCCTGAAACAACAATTGTGTTGTTAGTGACATTGCTTGCCTGATTGTTATCAATACCTAAAATCTTTGTTCTCATTGCGCTAATTTTAAGCACCGTTTCAATGGCTTTAACATCACCCATAAGTGCATCTTGATACACTGCTTGTTGCATCATGTCGTAGCTTTCAAGTTCTAAAGAAAGAATTTCTTGTTTTGCGCCTTCATCAACAAGCATTGCGGCTTTACGGATAGCTTCAGTTGTCATTGCGGACACTTCACGCTCAGTAAGATCAAGTTCTCTAGCAATTTGTGCGGTGGTCTTAAATTGTCTTTTTAACTCCAAGGCACGTTTAGCGTCAGCATTGTATTTTTCTTGCACAATAGAAAGAGCTGTAACTTTTTTAGATTTTGCTACGCTTTTTGCTACGGCAGATTTTTTAACCGTCATTTCTTTCTCCTACGCGGTTCGATAAATGACCCGTCATCGTAATCATCTATACACGCTTTGTAATTAATGTTTCTATCTAGAGCAGCTCGTCTTTCAAAACTGGTGTAACCACCCCAAACTCCGTGTGGTTCTCTATCAATTAACGAAGTTATTAAGCAGTCTCTTTGAACATCGCAAGTGCCACAAATCTTTTTGGCGGTTTTAATCTGATATGCGGTCATAGGCGCATCGTCAGTCCCGTAAAAGATTTCTAAAGGTAAACCTTTGCACTCTGCATCATCACGCCAGTCGCGCCTCGCCGTATAGCGCCAAGCAGGTGGAATCGATGATGTCTTGGGGTTTTTTGTGTTTAAGGCAGTATTCGTAGTATGAAGGATGCCTGGTTTCAAGCCATTTTGCGACGGCTTGCTTATCTGCATGTCCATTACCAATTACCGCTTTTTTCCATGATGAAGGTCCAATCGTTACTACTTTAGATCCTACATCTTGCGCTACATAGGATAATGCTCCGGCTACCATTCCAAGGGATAACCCTGTCCTTACGTTACGACTAACGCCCTGAATTGGCTGCTCAATAACAGTCAACTCAGGGCGCGTCTTCGTAATTTGTTCTTTCAACCAAGTAGCCATACGGTAAATGTTTGTTAAGTCGTCGCCACTAGGCAAAATCAACTCTTCAAACACATTAACGTGTGGATGAGCATAGGCTATTCGCCTTACCCCATAATCTACTCCGGCTGAATTCATACTACATTTCTACCAGTTTTGCTTCTGAATGTACAAAACGATAGTAAGTAGACCCAATGTGACAAGAAAAGCAATCGTTTCAGCCATTTTTGCCCTCAATCGGTGGTCCCCAGCGATCAAATTTATCTGAACGCCAAGCTATGCGGCTAACGTCATCCCCAAAGGTTGTGACCATTATTTGTCCTGGCAACGGCACTGAATCTTCGTCTAAGTCAAAGACGTAAGTTTTTCCCATTGACTGTAACCATTCGCTTTGTGACTCACTTAGTTTTGTTCGGAGAAAAGCCAAGTAAACAATGGCGTCGTCTACTTCTTCAATTGTTTCTCTTATCAAATTTGGAGTGGACTTTTGCTCAATTTTTTGAACTTCGCCTTCATCATATTCCGCGACGCCAACGTTCATGATGCGGTGTTTTACGGTACGTATCATTTCTTCGATACGATACGCTAGTTGTTCTGCGTTCATTCTTCTGTTCCCCAATCAGGCTCATCGTTTTCTTCTCGTGCTTCAACTAGACATTCCCAGCAATTTACGGGATTAATGGCTCCGCCATGTCTACGGCAATTAGCCAACTGATCGTCAGTCAACTCAGTGCTTTCTATCAACTTAGTCATCCGAGCTAAAAAATCCAACAGTTGTTTAATTTTTGAACTAGTAAGACCTAAGGTTTCGCCTTTTTCATCTGCTTCGCCAGTAAAAACAACATTTCCACGAATTGAATCAAAACTTTTGTGTTCTTTTTCAAACAAAAAAGTAGCAAAATTGTTTTGCGGAAGTCCAGTGTTTTTACCATTTTCGTTTAGCCACATGTCTACGCCAAGCGTAGGTAGTTGCACTCGCTCAATGAATCCTTGAACTTCATCATGCAACATAACGTGTGCGTTATCTGTTTCAAAAGGCATAATTTTTATACCCATTTCGGCAGTAACAACTAACGCTTCTTTATAGTTTGTCATTTCTTTCTCCTTATGTGCCATCATTCTGTGTTTATTCATTAGGAATTTTGTGTACTGCTTAGTTTTACTATATTCAAAGCGCGTACACCTATCTCCATCTTCATTTATTACTACATTGCACTTTAGTTCATACCAAGGTTTTTTATTAATTCGCATAGATTTAACTACCCAATGCTTGCTTAATCATTTTGACTATTTCTAATGTGCTGTAAGTAATGCTTTCATCTCTGTTTGTGGATAACTTAAACATGAGTGAACTAATTTTTTTAATTTGATTATTAGCATGTTCAATACAGAGAATTGATTGCGCTGGTGGTAACCACTGGTTAACCATTTTGCATGGGCCACACTCTCCTTCTTGTAAAGGTTCTTTTAGCCACGGTTTGTCAATTTTCTTTGACATTTTTACCCCTTAGTTGGTTTGATTGTGAAACGCTTAGATGGCTGCCCGGTCTTTTTAGGTAAGTATCCAAGTTTTTTCATTACTTCATCTTCATCGATTGAAGATCTACCTGAAACTTCAGACCACCTTACGGTTGTTCCGTCAGGAGTTATTCCATTAGTTCCAGTAAGTTGTGTTTTGATGTAGTCCAGTTGCGCAGCAATTTTCTTTGACTCATTTTGAAGTTCGGTGTAATCCTCAATCATTTCAATGAGTTCAATGTTTTCAATCAATGCTTCGTTAGATGGGTACTGGATGCCTTCGCATGCGCCATAAAACTGGCAGTAATCAGCACAGAAAGACGCTTCTTTTTCAGGAGCAGGTGGTTCCTCAAGCGATTTGATGTGCGCGTATCTCTCCAAAGCCTTAAGGGCTACGGATTCATCATACGGTAGCACTTTTTCAACAATGTCTAGTTCGTTTCCGTCCCTTGAGATAGCCACAAGACCAACCCATTCGATTGGGATGCCGTTCATGTTGGCAATGTATGCGTACAGTTGAATTTGTGACTCGTACTGCTTATTGCTACCAAAATATGCCAGTGACTTTTTGGTTGTGGTTTTCCAGTCCCAAATGGTGTTGGTTTCAGTGTCAATTAGGTCAACGTGCCCCATGATTCCGTTGTACTCAAGTTCTTCTTCGAGTACGTATCTTGGATCACCTTGGAAAGCATCTTCAATCATTGAATGAATTGCAGTGCCCATCATTGACGCTAGCTTTAAGGTATCAAAGTTGGTTTCTTCCGTCTGGTTGACTCGATGCCACACTTTTGTTGCACAGCCACCAATTTCGCTTGGACCAACCTCTGTTTGTGTTGATCGTGGGCGCGACTTTTCTTTATCGTGCAGTTTTTGAATTAATGTTTCTTTTATACTCACTTTGCTTCTCTTTCTAGGTCAGTTAGTGCGTTGTGTTCGAATAGCGCTTGGATTTGTGAACCACATTCCGATGGATGTTTTCCAACCCCAAGGTCTTTGGAGCCTTTAACTCTTGTACCGTTAACTTTTAGTGCTAACTCGTCAAGGTTTGCGTACGGTGCGTATTTCACAATTTCTTCTGCAGCTGACGGGCCTACACCTGGTACGGCGAGTAGACCTTTTCTTATTGCTTTGTATTTTTTATCTAGCGAATAGTTGACGCCCGAAAGGTTTACGTGTGCATCAAAGATGCGTATTCCTTGTTTGACGGCTTCTACAAGATAGATTTTTTCTTGGTCACTTCCTATGTATGCTTCAAGCATTGCGGTCCAAAACTCTAGTGGGTAATGGACTGCGTAGTAACCTGTTTGGTAGGCGACAATGCCGTACGATGTGGCGTGAGCTTTGTTAAAGCCGTATCCAGCGTATGCATCAAACGCTTCTTTTAACCAAGCAATATCTGAATCGCTCATCCCTTTACTTCTTGCAAGTACAGCAATGCCTTCTTGCAGTTTTTCAAGTTCGGGACTTAGACCTCTTGATGACTTGATGATTTTTCTTACTTTTTCAATTTCTTCAGCAGCAAGACCAACACTACGCATTACATTGATTACTTGTTCTTGATAAAGCAATACGCCATATGTTGATTTTGTGTGTGTAGAAATTATTTCGTGCCGTTCTGGAATAGGGGCTAGTTTGTGCCTACGGTTAATGAAATCTTCGGTGGCTCCGGAGTCCATTGTTCCTGGCCTAAACAGCGCCATTGAAGCAATAACGTCGTTAAGGTTTTTTGGTTTTAGTCGCCTAATACCGTTACGGCTAGATCCACCTTCAAGTTGGAACAATCCAGCAGTTTCACCTTTGGACATTTTGGAAAACACTTTGGAGTCGTTAAACGGAATATCTGTCCGCTTTACTCCGGTGTATTCTTCCATCTTTCGCAAAGCCGACAGTGTTTTAAGTCCCAAAAGGTCAATCTTTAACAAACCTAATGTTTCAATGTCGTCTTTATCAAAAGATGAAACCATCGCTTCACTTGAAACTACGTGCAAAAGCGGCACCACACCTGCAACATGCTCATCCGGTGTGACGAGCAAGCCAGCGGCGTGTGTCCCGTATCCAGAAAACGCTTCTTTCACCGACAAATCCATAAGGTTTTCTTTCATCTTATGGTCCATGGGTAAATCTTTTATACCCATCTTGTTGGCGTAAGTGTTGTACCTGACTGCCAAACTGCCTACTAATTTTCCGTATTCATCTTCTTGTGCACGCATTTTCATCCACGTGGAAATGTTTACAATGTTGAAGTTTTCGTCCATCCATTGAATAACGTCATTTCTACGTGTGTGTTCTACGTCCAGGTCGATGTCTGGTGGTTTAGTGCGGTCTTTTGACAAGAATCTGTCAAAGAGTAAATCGTATTTAATTGGATCTACTGGAGTGATTTCTAGTAGCCAGCAGAGCATTGAGCCTGCCGCCGAACCACGTGCATTGTAAATAATGTCGTTTTCTCTCATGTATTTACACAAGGTGTATGCGTACATTAAATAGCCAGCAAATCCGGCAGAATAAATAATCTCTAACTCTTCGTCGATACGGTTTAGATACTTTGCTTTCTTAGATGCGGGTATTGCGCCAGTGTCAATTTTTTTAGACAAAGCAGCAGATGCTGTTTCTTCCAGTTCTACATCGGGGTTGCCGCTGTAGGTTGTGTCAGGCACTTTTAATTTAAATGTGTCTAGTTCTGGAATAACCACGTTTGCTTTGGAAGCAAGGTCGTCTAAACCTTCCATTCCAGCTTTGTAAATGTGTGGTTCGTGATAGTCCTGCATCCAAATGTCATCAACCATATGATAACCATCACCTGGAAACAGTCCTTCTTCTGGATCTTCAGAAAAAGAAGTTAAGCGTTTCATGGTGTCATGTATTGCTTGTTCTGTCGGATACACATAATGCGAATCCTGATTGATAACTATCGGCAAGCCTTGCTTTTGCGCTATTTGATAAAGAAACTCTGCATGCTTTTCTTCATCCTGTGTAGGTGTTTTGATTCCATGATTTTGTATCTCAAGGTAAAGATTGTCATCAAACCATTCCCTTAACGTGTTCAATACGTTTGCCACACGTACATCTACCGTATTACTTTTTACTTTAAGCATTTCTGGTAGTAGCCCGAACCAGCATCCGGTCATTGCTACGATTCCTTCGAGCCTTCCATCTTCCGATGCTCTAGCGAAATCAACAAAGTCCATAACTGCTTTGCCAGGAGAACGTTTTAATGCACGAAGCCTTGCCCATTCCTTATGTGCGTGATTACTTAAACCTACAAGGTTTCGGTAGCCTTTTTCACTTATGGAAAGCAAACCTAGGTGCATTGTTTTGGTTTCTTTACCGTTTCGTTCAAAAGCCACGTAAGCTTCAATTCCAGGTAAAGGCTTGATGTCGTTTTTCTTACAGTTTGTGTACAACTGGACTGCACCTGCCATGTTTCCATGATCAGTAAGCCCTAATGCGGGATACTCTAAGACTTTGGCTCTTTCAACTATTTCCTTTACAGGTGAGAGCCCGTCTTTCGCAGAAAACTTACTGTGAGTATGCGCGCTCCAAAACTTTCCCATGTTTTTCCTTTGTGTAAAAAGAGAGGGAAGACCTTGTGTGGCCTTCCCCCTCTTTTAATGAGTGGTTTGACTGTTAGGTCAGGATTAGACCGACGCTAACGGCAAGTTCGGCCAGTTCCTCATGCCCCAAACCTGTAAGGTCAAAGTCTGGGTGCTGAAGGCGTAGCTTGGTGCGCAAACGCGCCTTTGTGCAGTTCATGTACACGTCGTACATGTTTTCTGGGTCCGGTGCGATGTAGTCGTCAACCTCGTCCTGAACAACATCTGCTTCCTCACTGGCTTCAAACCCCGTGTCCCAAGCATCAAACTTGTCACGTAGTTCATTGATCACCTTGCGGCAGTCGTAAGGCTCAGGCAAATCAATCGGGTTTTCATCACGGTGTGGCTTAACCGACAAACGCTGATCGCCCTTTTCACCCTTAAGGCTCAAGGTAAACGGCATAGATAGCCAGTCAAAGCCCTCTTCCAAATTATCATCTTCGTCAACAAACTTAGCTAAAAGTTCTAGGCCTTTAGGCTTCGTGACCTTAAGAAGAATGTGCTTTCCTTCGTCAGTAACAAAGTTGAACATCATCTTTGCCTTCGGGCGAGCTGCAATTGGGTTGCCTTCGTCGTCAATGTCTAGGCGTCCACGGTTCACACGACTCACAAGCGAATCCTTGTATCCATTAACTGGGATTTCTTTCAAACCGTTAGGTGCTTGACGTCCATCCTTCATTCCATCAAAGGTGCTGATTTCTGAGTAGACAAGGAAGTCGCTATCTAGGTTTTCATCGTACCTGGTGACAAACCAACCCTTAACCGGTTCGCCCTTCTTCAATGTGTAGATTGGGTAGAAGCTCTGACCCGCTGAAGGCTTGTCTGTGTTTGCTGCGTTCTTTAAGGCTTGTGCGCCTGTTAAATAGTCAATTGGCATTGGCTTATTTTCCTTCTATTTGCTTGTTTGATTGGTGTTCGATGATTCTTGCATCGATTCGGTCTGCGAACTCTTGTTCAATAACAAAATAGTTACTTAGAACAATTTCTCTTACTCTTGCGGTCGCATCTTCTGCATCTTCACCTGGAAGTGCTTGTGATACGAGGCCAGATGTTACCCACACCTTACGGCCATTGATTGTTATTTCTTGACTTACTTTTGCTTCGACTTTATCCCCAACAGTCACAACAAATGGGTATTGATCGTAGTCGATTGCACTTACGTATTCAGGCGTTTCTTCTTCACCTTCAAACGTGTCGTCATCATCAAAGACTGACATGTTTCTCCTTATGCGTATTTTTTGTAGGAACTTTCACTTAAGGTTTTCCTAATGCTAACTATTCGGTCTGACACTTTAGCATCACCCGGATCATTAACATTTAAGTCCGCCCATTGATGTGCTACAACTGGTGCAACACTTTTAAGTTGTAGTACGGCTCTATCTGCCGCATTCCAACCCGCTTTATCATTGTCAAAAGCAGTAACTACTACCTTTGGCAATAAATCTTGTATCAGTTCGACCTGTGGCGCATGCAACCCAGAACCAAAGCACCCAAGAACTGTCCATTCTTGAGGTATACCACTTTGATCTAAAGCCATGACATCCGATGCGCCTTCAACTAAAACAATCACTTTAGATGGTTTATAGGTGCCGTAGAAAGTAGCCGAAGTCCTAATACCGCTGGGATATAAGTATTTAGCCTTACTACCTTCTTGACGTGATACGACGCCTAACAATGTACCGTCTGCTTGCCGTATTGGATAAGTTGGGGCACCAGTTTCATAATGCGTTCCGCATCTGTGTTTAGCAGCTACACGCAAACCATAGCGTTTAACCCAATACTCACTAGGCCCAGTAATGTCGAACAAATCTAACCAAGCCTCAGGATAAGTCTTTAAAGGTGTTTTTCCTGATAAAAGTTTGATTATTTCTGTAATCGAAGGGATTTTTGCTTTTTTGTCTACTTTCCCGCTTGCTTGGCAAGTAAAGCAATACCAAACCCCTTTTTCTACATTTACTGATGCCGAAGCATTTGTATCTTCATGTACTGGGCAGCAAAATGCAACCTCTCCCCCTCTTGCTGAAGTGATTGCTTCTTGAACTATTTTAGTTATCTGATCTTGAGTAGGTTTAGCCACTAAATTTCTTCACCTGCACTTGCTTCATCAACCATTTTGATTTTGTAAGCTTCTTCAGGAGTTAAAACCTCAAAGTTACCAAAGTCTGGCTCAAACAGTGTGTACCATTTAGACCCAGACTTACCGTGACGGTATTTAGCCATTGAGTTAAGTGTGACTCGCTCAGATTGCTTCATCAATGTGATTACAGCATCAGCGTCTTGCCCTAATGCGTCAGATTGTGCTAAATGCTCAGCACCTGGGGCACTAGTTGAACTGTTACCTGCACGATTAACTTGCGCTCCGGCAATAATAGGAACATTTTGCTGGAGAGCCACTTCTTTCAACTGGTTAGATATTTGAGCCATAGCACGCCAATCCTCAACAGAACGAGAGCCACTTTCAGTGCTCATCAAACCAACATGGTCGATGAGGTACAAAGTCTTTTCTTTAGCGTAAGTTTCAACCATGGTTGGGTCCCTACGCTTCAAGTCTTTGGAATACACATCAATTTGAACTTTGTTGGCTTCTTTGAACTCATCAAATAACGAGACGCGTTGATCTAATTTAATTTCGCCCCATTTGTTTTTCCAACCACTTAAAGCTACGCGGTGGATACGGTCAATAACTTCGCGCTCAGTCATTTCTAAACTGAAGTAAATTATATTCCATCCACTTTCTGCAGCAGCTACGGCGTGCTCAACTAAACGCCATGATTTACCGACACCCATGCGGGCGGCAACAAACCACAAGTCACCGGGAGCAATGCCACCAGTAATGTTTCTAATAGGGCCTTTAGGTACAGCACACATGTCTATGTCATTGTCTTCATCAAACAAACTGTAGTCATAGGCACTAACACCGTTACCAGCCAATGGCTGAACTTTACTAAGGGCTTGTTTCAACAAAGCAACTGCTTCATCGTTTGCTTCTTCAGTTAAAGAATGAGCAGCTGAACCAAGAGCAGTTTGCAAAACTCTTGTCCTATGTTCCTCATGAAGCCTATTAGCAGCAAATTTAATACCTACATTTGCAATGTAAGGAAACTTAGGAAACTTTTTCTTAATTAACTGAGGAGTCGGTGCTTTATGATCCTTCTCTTGATGTTCTAAACAATAATCATGAACATTACGAAATCTATCAATCTTTTCTGTAGTAATTCCATAAGTACCAGGTACATAGGTACCTGTATCCATTAAGGCTGAGATGAATAATATTTCTGCTGGAGTGTCATTGATTATTTCTTCTTTGTTAATAGTTGCTGTCATATTTTCTCCATTTAAATGCAAAAGAACCCCAAGCTCTATTCCTAGGGTTTCTAAGAGTAGTGCTTGAGGTTCTTTTAGGGAAATTTAGGTACTGAGAGAGGGCATACTTTCCCCCTCCCCATGTACTTGTAATTATACCAGCCTTTTTATTCCTAAAATTCTTTTCTGATTACGGGCAAATAACAATATTTAAGAAAGTTCATAATTGGTGTTGCAGTTAGAAAGCATATGCTAGACTTAGCCGAAGGCTTTTTTGAGGTACAAAAAATAAAAGGGCAATCAAGGGCAAGCAAAAAGGGCCTGAGGCTAGAACATATAGGCCCTAACAACACAAAAACTGATAATAACAATGACACACTAGATTCATTGCACACAATAAAGAAAGTGCATAGACTCATAGGTGTCATTTTTTATTTGCAGGAGATCACATGTCACAGCATTCATACGCCATCAGTAAGGCATACCGCGACTTTGAAGAAATTGAAAAAGCCCTAGCTCTTGAAGCAGCTAAAGGTACAGAAAAGTTAACTTCACGCTTTGCACGTGGTGCTGAAAAAGCAAAAGACTATTTTGCCCCTAGAACTGGTGGCGCAGTCCCTGGGAAACTAAACCCAGGTGGTGGCCCACTTATGGGACGTCAACTTGACTACAAGCGTGCAGGTATTGCCGCCGCAGGTGTAGGTGGAACTGGTGCTCTTATCAGTACTGGCGCATCAATGGGTCGACGCCGTAATGGTGGCTACTAATATGCCTACGTCACGAATAACAGGCACACAGGCATTTTCACACATGAACGTGTGGAGATTGCAGCATAAAGAAATAGCAATTGGTCGTTGCCATGCAACTTGCCAGAACGCTTGGGGTTTGCCGGTGAAGTACGCCTCAGCTATTGATGCATGGAATCATGTCCCTAAGGAACACCGCCATACTGACTCGAAGAAGGCTGGTATCGGTGCTGTGCATTTTTGGGATGGTGGCCAGTATGGGCATGTGGCGATGCAGTCCGATAAAAAGGATGTGGTTATTTCTACGGACGCACCTACTCCTGGATATATCGGCGAAGTGCACATTGATTGGTTTGCTAAGAATTGGGGTAAGAAGTACCTTGGTTGGGCTTCTCAGTACAACGACGTTGATCTCCAGTTAAGTAAGATGCCGTCATGAAGTTAATTGTATGGATGGCAGCAGCTTGGGCTGCAGTGTCTTTGTTTCTGTTTTTAGACACGCTGTATTGGATGAAGACCGGTCATAACTTCTGGTAATATTTCTCTTAGTGTGGGTTGCCTAGGATAAGCCTTCACTAACCTGCAGTATTGTGGCTCCGTATGGTGTACCAATACCGCCCTGCCAAAACCCCTGTTGCGGTGCTCGATTTTAAACCTTTGAGCCCGGACAGGGGTTTTGTGCTTTTAGTAGCGTAGAACCTGTGAAATTAGTAGTGTAACTTGGAAAGTATCAAGTAAGTGTTACTATGGAAGTATAAACACCCAGTCCTCTGTTAATTCATGGCTGGGTTTTGTTATATTTGTTGCATTGAAATATAACAAAAGTGCATTAATTGTTGCATTGCAATGCAGTCAAAGTGTTACGGTAGCACCTCGGTCTCCAAAACCGATAGCCTAGGTTCGACTCCTAGTGACTGTGCTAGATTAAATACACACGGCAAAAGGATTTATTCATGGCAGACACAGACGCACCTGTATTTAGTCTTACTAGACCCCCAACTAACCCTGAAGAATTGTGGTGGACAGTTAAAGCACTGTGGGGTGTCGAACTTCCTAGGGTGCAGGTTTGCCCTGATCACACTGCCCCGTTTGACGCTTTTGCTGAAGCCTATTTTGGTAATGAGTTTAACTGGGCTTTATGGTATGGCTCTCGCGGTACAGGTAAGTCTTACATGTTGGCTTTGTTGGCTTTGACTAAAGCTGCCATTCTTGAAATAAACGTGACTTTGCTTGGTGGGTCTATGGCTCAGTCACAAAATATTCATGAGCATGTTGAGGCTTTGCTTCAGCATCGGACTGCTCCAAGGCATGCTATTGCTAGCCAAATTAAGACACAGATTACGTTTTCTGGTGGTAATTGGATTCGGCCTTTGCCTGCGTCTCAAAAGACTGTTCGTGGCCCTCACCCTCAGATGACTTTGTTGGATGAGATTGATGAAATGGAGCGTAAGATTTATGACGCCGCTATGGGTCAGGCTATGACTAAGCCTAATACTCGTGGTGTTGAGGTAGCGGAAATGGTTGTGGCTTCTAGTACGTGGCAGAACCCTGTTGGCACTTTTTCTAGTGTGATGGATGAAGCTTTGAAGAAAGGTATGCCTGTTCGTACGTGGTGTTACAGGGAACAGTTAAAACCTCATGGCTGGATGGATCCTGATTTTATTGAGCGTAAGCGTATGTCTGTGCCGGCTGAAATGTTTCGTGTTGAGTATGAGCTTGGTGAGCCTGCTGGTGGTTCTCGTGCGTTTGATTTAGATAAGTTGAATAGAACGTTTATTGACATGGTTCCTATTGATGAAACTCATTCTGGTAATGATGATGAATGGATTTTTGAGCGTCACTCTAATACTGGCACTTATGTGGCTGGTGCTGACTGGGCTAAGGAGCAGGATAAGACGGTTATTGTTATTTATCGTATTGATGATGATAAGCGCAGGGTTGTTTACTATCGTAGGTTTAACCGTAAGTCTTGGCCTGACATGATTGGTGTGTTTAATCGTGTGGTTTCTGAGTATCAGGCTTTGGCGGTTCATGATGCTACAGGTATTGGCAATGTGGTTCACGATCTTGTTGATGAGCGTGTGGTTAAATTTGTGATGTCTGGCGGTAAGCGCACGGAGATGCTGACTAATTACATTACTGCTGTTGAGCAAGATAAGTATCGTTTGCCTCGCAATACTCCAGCATTTAACGCTCATAAGGGTACGACTGTTGAGGAAGTATATAACCCTGGTCGTTGGAATGCTCATTTGTCTGATGATGTTGCAGCTTTTGCTTTAGCGCATCATGCTGCTGAGCGTATGGCACCACCTACTAGTGGTGAGGGTGTTAAGAAATCTGACGATGTTGCTAGTAAGTTTAAAGATATTACGCCTGTCTTTGAGCGTGATGACGAGTTCTTTGGTCGTACAGGCGAGGTACAACTTGTTGACGATACTGCTGGTGTTGGTGCTTTTTACCTTTAATCTATTGCACTAGATGCTTTGTGCGTTTAGCCTTGTATTATCTGTTTCTTGTGTTATGAGGTTCGTATGAAGTCTTTTCTTAAGTGGCTTGCTACTAGTCCTACGGCCTCGGCCTTAAAGATTGTTTTAGGTGGCTTACTTGCTGTTGGCATTGATTGTGTTGATTCTTTTCATTTGTCTCCTGCTATTTCTTTGCTTGTAGTTGCAGTAATTCCTGTAGTTGTTGATGCTTTGAATCCTCATGATCCTCGTTTTGGTAAAGGTAAAGCCCCGTCCCTGTCTGATTTTGTGGACGCTTTAGAGTCTGCTGTTCAAGAAAATAAGAAGTCATAGTGGATAGTTCAATTATTCATGCCGGTCAAGTTGCTGGGGCTTTGGTTGCCATCCTTACGTTGGGTGGCATTTTAGTTAAGTGGGGTATTGTTAAGCCGATTAAGGCTTACATTGACCAAATGACCTATGCTATTCAACCCCACGCTAATGGGGGTAATAGTTTGCCTGATGTCATCAAGGCTTTGCATAGAGTAGAGTCTAAGTTAGAACAGCATATTGATTCAGATCACAGTCAGGCTAAGTAATGAACACGAAACTTATTGAGGCGTTGAGACGCTGTTTAGCTGATGTTTTTAATGAGTACACTCATGCGCATGGTTTTCATTGGAATGTTGTGGGTAAGGATTTTCCGCAGTTGCATGAGTTTTTTCAAGAGATTTATGAAGATGTTTACAGTTCTATTGACCCTATTGCTGAAATTTTAAGGAAGCTTGATGCGCCTGCCCCTTTTCGTTTGTCTGAGTTTGTTTCTTTACGTGGAACTACAGAAAAGAATCCTTCGGATGCATTAGGTATGGTTCGTGCTTTGTATGAGTTGAACCATGGTGTTATTTTGAATCTTATGCAGGCTTTTAAAGAGGGAAATGCGGTTAATCAACAGGGTGCATGCAATTTTATTGCTGAGCGTATTGATATGCATCAGAAGTGGGCTTGGCAACTTAAGTCTACGTTGGTGTAGTTATGTCTTCTTTGTCTGATTTGGGTAACATTGCCAAGTCTTTAGTATCTAAAGTTTATGAGTTTGATAAGAACAAACATAAATTAAAACCCGGTGATCATTTGGTTGTTACTGGTCGCGGTAAGCCTAAGCTGGTTATGACTAAAGATGAGTATGTCGAGCATAAGTTAAATCATCATAAGCGAGAGTTTCGTGAGGGTGCACATAAGCGTGGTTACACGACTCTTGCTATTGATCCTAACCACAATCCACAGTTTGCTAACATGCTTCGTCATGAAATTAAAACTGGGCGTCCAAGTATGGGTTATATTCGCTTGGGCCATGGTGGCCGAGAAATTAATGAACATAATGGTGCGCATTCTTTAGGGGCAATTCAGCGGCAAATTAAAAATGCAGTACCAAAAGGTTTTGATTATACAAATAATAGAAGAACAACAAGAGTTCCTTTGCATGATTCAAAAGTTATGCATAGTGTTTATGGCACCAGTTCGACTAAATATAATCGTCAAGCTTTAGATAGATTTAATGAAGATGTGGGGCATAAACCTAAAAAAGGTTCAATGTCTGATGTTATTCATAATTCTAAACATGCTGTTAAGGGAATTCATTATGGCGGTAAGCCTAAAATAGATCATGAGTACAAGATTCATTACACACAAAATATGGTTGATGAAGAAGTAAATCGGTGGACCTATCCTTTGGAAGATAAGCAATTAGGGTTGTTTATGGAGATGTCACCTGATCCTTATGGTCGCCGTAAACCTTTAACTAAAAAACAATTAGCGGCGCATAAAGCGGCAATAATTAGTCTTCAAAAAGAAATTGATATGTATAACAAAAAGGCTGTTAAACATCAAAAGTATGTAAATGATTTAGTTGGGCATAGTAATAGAAAACTTAAAACACATCAAGGAATTTTTGGGGGCGGACAATAATGTCTTCTTTTTCTGCCAAGCGCAAACTAATTGAGCGTTATTTTCCGCATAAGCCTTTGGCACCTAACGAATTCTTGCACGGTACGAACAGTGCTGATGCGGCAAGGATTCATGCGGACGGTTTCAAATTGGCTGACCCCAACATTCGCTACAAGACGTCAAGTTCGTACAAACGCCGAACTGATGGGGATAATACACCTGGCGATGGGTTGACACGCAAGGGGCGCAATCGCTCTACAGGTAACAATGGTGCGGGCGTTTATTTAACACGTGACCGTGATCTTGCCAATGAATATGCTAGGGGCAAGCGCAATGGAGAGCCTCAGGTTGTGCGTGTACAAATTCCTCATGATGCCAAGTTCATTGATCAACATGATAGACGATTATACGCAGAGATGCTTCATAGGCAACAACGACGTGCAATGGGCGGCAAGTCTCGTGCTTTCATTCGGGAAATGCCAACGGCACGACGTATGGGCTATGACGGTGTATCTAGTTTTACCCCACATAGGTCACATTATGTATTTGGGGACCCTCGTAAAGTGAAGCCAGTCAAAGATGCGCGTGAGGCACATGTTGCGCACATTGCAACCGATGCGGCTGTTGCTTCTACTGTGGTGGGCGGTAGCGCTTATGGTGCTCATAAAGTAAAAAAGTTTGATACTCCTGCGTGGACTCGTGAAGAGGGCAAGAATCCTAATGGCGGCCTAAACGCTAAGGGTCGTGCTTCTGCTAAAGCCGAGGGTCATAATTTAAAGCCACCAGTTAAGGCTGGCAATAATCCTCGTCGGGCTTCTTTTCTTGCTCGTATGGGTAACATGCCGGGCCCCGAACATAAACCTAATGGTGAACCTACTCGCTTATTGCTATCATTAAATGCTTGGGGCGCTTCGTCTAAGGCTGACGCTAAAAGAAAGGCTGCTGCTATGAGTGTGCATAAATCAGATCAAGAACTTAAGTCTAAAGTTTTACGTGATGGTCGTAAGATTGCTTATTTGTCTACTATCCCTATTGCAGGTAGAGCAATTGGTACGGCTAGAGCTGCTCAGCAAGCGCCTGCTGGTTTAAGGGCTAGGTCTGCTGCTAGTCAAAACCTTGGTACCACTTTAGGCACTTTGCCTTTGGCTGGCGCTGCATATGGCGCACGCCACTATATTGCAAAGCACCCAAATAAGATTGCTAACCTTAAGAATAAGCATCTTTTGGCTATTGGTGGTGGTGCTATTGCGGCTAGTTATGGGTCTGCGGTTGCCGGCGGTATGGTAGGTCAAACTTTGCATCGTAAGAAGCACATGGATGAGTACCTTAAGCACTACAAAAAGCAAGGTATTAATAAGTCTTTTGGTGACGATACCCTTGCGGAGCAGTCACGTTTTGGTGGCGCTGGTTCAGTTGGTTATGCGTATGATGAGGTGTCTAAGGCTAAGAAGCGTAAGCCTTCGGTGAATCCTCAGCAGCGTGTTTTTCGTGATCTTGAGCGTATGGAAGCGGAGCATGCTGCGGCTACTGCTAATGGCCATAGCACTGTGAAGCCGTTGGTTCGACCTACACACGGGGTTGTTGTTGCTTCTCCTTCTGTTGAGGGTACTGCTACTCGTAATGTTCGGTTTACTCCTAGGCGTATTGGTGCTGCTGCTTTTGGGGTTGGTGCTATTGGTGCGGTGGCTTATGGGGCTCATAAGTACAATCAGAATCGTTTGAGCACTGTAAATAAAGGTGTTCGTTTAGATAGGTTTGCTGAAACTAAACTTGGTCAGCGTTATCTTGAAAATCCTGTTCATTATGTGCCTAAGAAGCCTAAGCTCGATGCTGAAAATATCCCTTACATGAGTGTTAAATATGGGGCTACTAAGAAGTTGAAGCGTGATGCTGCTATTGCCGGTACTTCTTTGGTTGGTACTGGTGGTGTTTATGGTGCTCATAGAATGTCGCAGGGTGGTGTGAATAAGGCGTCGCTTGGTGGTTCGCGTGTGCTTCGGGGTGCTGCTGATGCAGTTCGAGGTGCTAGGTCAGGCGCTCGTGGCGGTCGGTCTTCAGCAGAAATTCTTGGGAGCATTCAAGCTTCTGCTGCTAAAGATGCTAAAAGGGCAGAGGCTTTTGGTCCTCGCACAAGTACACCGTTAAAGGATGTTGCTCCTGCTAGGCCTCGCACTAAGTTGGCTGTTCCGGGTGGTCAAGGTGGCACGTTTGCTGTTGATCGTAAGGCTATGGCTGATGAGGCTGGTATGGCTTACCATCGTCAAGCAGTTAAGGGCAAGGAACTTGCTATTCGTCCTAAAGCAGGTGGTCTTGTCCCTACTGGCGGTCGCGCTACTGCTACTAATGTTCGTGCTGGTAGTAATGCTGTCCCAGCGCCTTCTAAGCCTGGTAGTTCTATTGTTCCTACTAATAATGGTGTTTATTCAATCAAGGGTGTTCATGTTGGCCAAAATACGAACAAACCTCTTAAATCTGTGAAGCCTAAGCCTAATCTTGGTGAAAATAGGGATTATCGTGCTTTGGCTGGTGCTTCTATTGTTGGCGGTGGTTATCTGGGTAGCCAGATTTACAAGGCTTACGATGAATATGGCAACCAGTCTGGTTTTAGGGCACCTAAGGCTTCTACTACTGGTTTAGTTGCGGGTATTGGCACTACTGCTTATGGTCTTAAGACTTTGGGTAATTCTGGCAAGTTACCTACGACTGCTCCTGTTGCGGCTGATGCCAAGAACGCTACTGCTACTGCCGCTAAAAAACTCGCTAACCAAGCTAATAAGAATGTTGCTAGTTCTCAAGCCAGTTATCAAGCTGCTCGTTCTAAGCCTTTTGGTTTCTTTAGGGCAGGTAACGAGCGCAAAATGTTGCAGCATCACGAATCTTTGGCTAACAATGCAACAAATGCGGCTAACAAGGCCAAGATTGATGCTAAGGAAGCGCGTGATGCTTTACATAATGTTCCCCACATGCAAGTTTCTGGACGTAATCTTGGTGCGGGTCTTGCACTTGGTGGTGCAGCACTTGCTGTTGGATCACTTAAGGCTAAAAGGAATGGGTCATGACAATTACGCAGTCACGTTTTGGCGGTAACTCTGAAGTTGGACGTAATTCTGAGTGGGATAAGTCTTCTAAGAAGCAAACTAACCGTGGTATGGAAGCTGGCTTAGGTGTTGCTGGTTCCGGTTTAGGTGTAAAGGCTTATGGGGGTACGGTTAATTACCGCTCTGATCGCGCTAGTGCTCAATCTCGGCATGCTGCTAAAAAGTTTAAAGACATAAATAGTCAGCGCCGTACTAATTTGAAAGATTTGGCAACACATCGTAGTAATGAAGCTGCTTATCATAAATGGAACTCTGGCCCTAAGCCTCGAACTAATGTCACTATGCAAGCTACTTCTGAGCATCAAAGTTTTCCTTTGCGTGTTTCCGAACATGCTAATGAAGCAGCGCGTGCTCAGCACGGTCTAACTGTTGCGGGTCGTCGTTTGGCTGCTGAAGGTAAAGATTCTGGGTTGCGTGGTGCTGCTTTGCATGAACTTCAGCGTCATGGTGATCAAAGAGTTAAAAGTGCTAAGTTGGCTCGTCAAGGTAAGTTTATTTCACGTACTGGTACTGGAGTTATGGCTGCAGGTATTTTGGGTGCTGCAGGGTCTATTTACGCACATGAACGCTCGCGTGGTACTATCAGTGCACGCCGTCAAACTGTTGCCGGTCTTAGGTCTAAACACGAAAGTGCTCGCCGCCAGGAGATTAACCAATCTGCTACGGATATGGAGCGCTATCGCCGAATGAACGGAATGTAAATGGCTGATGATGCTCGTCTGGCTTATCGTCAGACAGATGGTTTGAATGCTACTCCGGCTGATTTGCAGGCTTTGGAAGAGTTAAAGAGTGTTTCGCCTTTTATGGAACTTGGTTCTACTGGTCTTAAGCGTGCTGGTGGTTACATTGATGAGCAGTTCCTTCCGCAGTTGCGTGGTCGTAAGGCTGTGCAGGTCTTTAAGGAAATGTCTGAGAATGACCCTCTTGTTGGGTCAATGATTTTTGTTGTTGATCGTTTGCTTCGTAACATTGAGTGGCGTGTTGAGCCTGCTGGTAAGTCTAAGGATGATGCTGATGCGGCTAAGCTTGTGGAAACGTGTATGGATGATATGTCGCATACATGGAAAGATTTTATTTCTGAGGCTTTGACGTGTGTTGTTTACGGTTGGTCTTGGCACGAGATTGTGTACAAGCGCCGGGTTGGTCCTTGGGAAAAGGATTCTTCTAAGCGTTCTAAGTATACGGATGGCATGATTGGTTGGCGTAAGATGCCTATTCGTGCGCAGGAAACTTTGTTGCGTTGGGCTTTTGACGATACTGGTGACGTGTCTGCGATGATTCAGTTGGCTCCTCCTCGTTATGAAACTAAAGTTTTGCCTATTGAGCGTTCGTTACTGTTTCGTTACCGTCATTTAAAAGGCAACCCTGAGGGTATGTCGATGCTTCGTAACTCTTACCGTCCTTGGTATATGAAGAAGCGTCTTGAAGAGTATGAAGCTGTTGGTGTTGAGCGTGACTTGGCGGGCTTACCTATTGTTAAGGTTCCAGCAGAGTTTTTGCGTGCTAAGCCCGGTTCTCAGCAAGCCCAAACTGTTGAAGCTTTTAAGCGTATGGTCAAGTCTGTTCGTCGTGATGAGCAAGAGGGCATCGTGTTCCCTATGGCTTACGATCAAGATTCGAAGCAGCCTTTGTACTCGTTTGAACTTATGGGTGGCGGTGGTTCACGTTCGTTTAATACGGATGCCATTATTCAGCGTTATGAGCAGCGCATTCTTATGACTATTTTGGCTGATTTTATTATGGTGGGCCATCAGGGCGCTGGTTCTTACAGTTTGCATACTGACAAAACAGGTATCTTTCGTACGTCTTTGAACTCTATTGCGGGTTCTATTGCGGATACGTTGAATCGTTATGCAATTCCTCGTTTGTTTGCGGCTAATGGTTGGAAACTTGCTGAACTACCTAAGATTGTTCCTGGTGACGTTGATAGCCCAGATATTAACCAGTTGGCTTCGTTTATGTCTTCTATGGCTTCTACTGGTGTTACTTGGTTCCCTGACCCAACTATGGAAAACTTTGTTCGTGATGCTGCTCGTTTGCCTAAGTTAAACAAGGAAGAAGAGGAGCGCCGTCGCCAAATGCAGATGCGTTCTGAGGCTACTCAGTTTGCTCAAGCTAATACAGCTTATTTGCAGGCTAAACAACAGTTTGTTCAGGCTGAAATGATGGATCAACAACCACCTGAGGTGCAGGCACAGATGCAGGCCCAGCAAGCGCAAGGGCAACAACCACCGCAACAAGGAAAATAGTATGGATGCTCATGTTATGTACGAGGCAGATTTAACTATTGCTGCGGCCTGTTCACACATTGCTCAGGACAATAATTCTGATGCTACTAAGATTGTGAACATTTATTTAGAAGAGCGTAAGGCTGAAGGTTTAGATTTTAAAGATGCGCTTGAAGGTCTTGCTCGCGCAGGTATCAAGGTTTCTTTAATGGCCGCTAAACATGATCCTGATGTGTTTGCTTCGATTATTTCAGAGTTAGTTGTGGGGACAGTTTATGAGTAAACAAAGTGAGTATCGACGCAATGCTGTTGGGCAGGTTGTGGTAGGTGGTGCTTTAACTGGTGGCGGTGCTTACGCTAACCGGGTTACTGAACAACGTCTTGCGCGTTCTGGTAATAAAGGTTTGTTTGATGCTGCTAAAGAACTAAAACTTAATAGGGCTCATGCGGTTTATGCAGGTAGCAAGTTGGGGGCCCGTTCTTTGCAGGTGACTGGTTTACCTTTATTGGCCTTAGGCTTACACGGCATGGTTAAACCTAAAAAGACTCGCCCTGTTAGTATCAGCCAAGATGTAGTTAAGCCTGTTTTGCACAACGCTTTGCTAACGGATCAGGCAAAGAAAGGGCAGAAAGTTTTGCAGAATAACGTTTCTAAGGAATCTGCTGCTGATTATCGTGAGCGAATAATTAATTCTAAACGTAGGTCTAAGAATCTTTCTCGTGTTTCTGGGACTTTGGGATTGGCAGCTTTGGCTACACGTTCTCCTGAAATTGCTAATGCTGTGGCCCGTAAAGTGCCTAAGGTTGCTGCTCACCCAAAGGTAAGTCATCTTATGTCTTTGGAACCTAAAGCTACTAAGGCTTCTAACACTCTTGGTGTTGGGGCTATTGGTGTGGGTTCGTTAGGTTCTTTTAATAATGCTCGCATGCAAAATCTAGAAGTTAAACGTGAGCGTGTTAGTAAGTATGACGATAAGTTTTTGACTCAGTATCGTAACCGTATTAGCCCTAAAGCGGAGGAGGGTTACAAGCATCTTCGTAGAGGTGCACGTTCGCGTACTATTGATGCGGCTGGCAACGCTGTTATTGGTGCAGGCCTTCTTGCTTATGGTGGTAAGGATTTGGTTCAGCGTAAGCCTGGAATTGCAAGTTTGGGTGCGGTTGGTGGCCTTATGGCTTTAAAAACTGCTCACGATAATGCTAATGAGGCGCGTGTGTGGAACGCTAAGGCTAAGAAAATCAAAGAGCGTGCTTACCAAAGGGAACGTGATGGTGAATGGGGCAGGGATAGGCAAGTTACTGTCGCTAAATCTATGTGGAATGTTGATAAGGCACTAAATTTGAGTGTCCCTAAGGGTATGATTAGAAGGCCAGGGATACGGGCTGGTCATTTAATGCGTACACGGTCAGGTAAAACTGTCGCTGTTCGTGGTTCAGTAGGTTAGGGGTTACGCATGTCTATTATGAGTGTTATTGCTAAAGCGTTAGAGGTTGATCCTGCTGGCGGTTCTGCTTTGATGAGTGAAGTTGTTTACTCTTATCTTTCTGACCAGTCTGAAGTATTACGTCCTGAAATTGATGCTCTTATTGGGCAGTACGTTTCTCATCGTGTGAATGTTGCTAAGCGCCAAATTGCTAAGTCTTATGTTGAGTCTATTGTTGAGGGGCATTACCCTGAAGATTCTGTGCAAAAGCATGCTGAGTGGATTGCTGGTATTGAAAGTTATGTCATTCGTAAGGATGAAGAGGACACTTTCGACCGTTCTTACGGTAGCGGTACACGTAAAATTACGGTTCATCGTGGTGCTGGTGGTCGTTTTAGTCGCGGTATTTCAAACGTAGAGCGCATTGACCCACGCGATATTAGAAACAAAAAGGCTATTGCACCTATTGCCGTTAATGCTATGAAAGACGGCAAATGGAATTTTAAAGTTGAAACGGAAGATGATAAAGCGCGTGTTGATCGCATAAAAGCACATCAGGCACAGTTTGACCAAGCCAATACACACGTCAGTGACATTCTGAACGCTTTTCAACCTGGTGATTACAAAAATCTTGAAATTGCGGTGCATGTACAAGATCCTCGCACAGGCAACATTAAATCAATTCCTGTTCGTGCTAGCGACATTGCTGAAAATGGCGGATTTTTACCGCACGCTAAATTTGATAGTGGCCAATGGCGTTCTAATGAAAATTTGTTATCTATTGATGTCAATCCTCGACGAGGCCTAACTAACTCGGAAACTATTGGGCGTGTTGACGCTTACAACACTTTGGGATTGGCAAATAACTCTGCTCTTCAGCAGTATTACATGACTAACCCTGAAACTCGTACTGCTTTTCAAAACAGCCTAGCAAAGCCAAAAGATGGCTCGCGTTCTGTGCTTTCTCGTTTCTTTGACACGGTTAGAACCGGTGGAAATGTTTTATATGAAATAGACCCGTCTAATCAATTTGGTCATTTTGCTCGTTTCATGGGTGAAGTTGGCCCTGAAGCTGAAAAGGTTTTAGGTCCTTATGTTCAAGAAGCCGCATATCGTTATCGTGGTACGGAAAAAGAACCAGATTTAGATTTAGTTAGGCAGTTTAATAGTAATAGCATGCGCGCTGTTGAGATTGCTGCCGAATCACGTGACCCGCAAAGTAAAATTGCTCAAACAATTCGTGACGCAGCATTAGAAGGCAAGAATCGTTCTTCTAGCAACGATTTAGTGATGCAGGCTGCTGGTCATGAAATTGATTATCTTTCTCGCAGTCGTGGGGGCGCTTTTACACCAGATGAGTTGCGTTTAAATGTTCGTGCGGATGTTGCTGCACGTCACTTGTTGAACACTTTACCTACGGATCCTTTTATTGCTGAAGTTAGCCGTAAGGCTGGAAACATCCTTCCTTCTCAGGGTGTAATTATTGATGCGGATGGTGACGTTGTTTCTCAGTCTGTGGGTTATGCTGATGACCATTATTTACCTTTTGATTTTAAGAACTTAAAGTCTTTACAAGGTGGTCAGTATGTGCGTACTCGCCAGCAGGGTGGTTTGACTTCTGAGGACATTTACACGGCTGCTCGTACTGGTACGCGTATGGCTACAGTGGTGTCTAGTTCTGGTGTCTTTTCTCTTGAGTTTGACCCTAATTTCCGTGGCGGCAGGGCTAATACTGATCGTGCTCGTCAAATGTATGACCGTTATGTAA